CTACGCCGCGCGCGCATGCCTTCCGGCAGGTTGAGATTGACGGTCGGTTTTCGACCCATGGCGCCCCCGCGATCCTGGCTGGGTGAGTTTGTTGGAGCGCCAGGGGGTTGCCGGCTGTGCCGCGGCCGCCGATCCTGGGCGCCCATCGAAGAACGATCGTGCCACCACTGGCCGACCTTGTGCGTTGATGACGAAGGGCACGCCCTGGGCGCGCAGCGCGGCCACCTGACGCGCGCGCTGCTTGCGCCCGGTCAGCTCGGCGAGTTCGTCGTCGGTGAGGAACATGGCGTCACGCCACCTTGAGCGTCTTGTGCAGGATGGCCTTGAGGGCGTTGAACTCCTGCAGCTCGGCCTGCGAGCGCTGGATGTGCTCCTCGGCCGCGAGTGCCGCGTTCTCCATGTCCTCGGCCAGGCCGCGCAGGTCGTTGGACATGGCGCGGGCCCGGGCGGCCAGTGTGGCCAGCCGGTCGAGCGGGGCCTCGTCGGGCTCCTTGTCGGCGGCCGTGCCAATGCCCGCCAGCACGAGTGCGGACGCCATGGTGGTGGGCTTCTGCTCCACCTGGTTGGCCACCTGGCGGTGCTCGCGCACGGGCGTGCGCTTGAACTGCTGGTGCTCGTTCCTCATGACCAGGCCGGCGTCGTGCAGCTTGGCCAGGCACCCCTGCGCCACGTCGTACTGCACCGCGCGACCGAGGCGGCCGCACTCGCTCACGATCTGGTGGATGGTCCAGAAGTCGGCTGCGGGCACGCCCTCGTAGACCTTCTGTGCAACGCTGGTCATGCCGGAAATCAAGGCTTGGAAGCGGGCTTTGTTCATGGTCAGTGCGCCGGGGAAAGGCCGAGTTCGGCGGCTACGCCCGGGGGAATGTCCGCCTCCAGTTCGAGCGTGAACACCGAGGTCTGAGCCAGCAGTTCGGATGTCTTGGCGATGCCCATGACGCCGGTGCTGATGGTGGCAATGCCGCTCAACACGCCAGCGATCAGGGCCTCGTGATCCTCGGGCCTGATCAACTTCAACATGCCCGGGAGCATGCGAAAAACGGTTTGCTGGACGAGCTGCGTGCCGATGTCGAAGGCCTCGCCGTTGAACTCGTAGGTGGCAGTGGCCAGGCCGGCGTCCTTGGCCTGCTGGAGCACGCGCTGGATCTCGTCCTCGCCCTTGGCATTGCGAAGGGCGTCCATCAGCATGGCGGCGATGTGGGCGGTAGTCATGGTGCCTCAGTTGAGTTGTGGCGCCGGCGCGAACGCGGCGCGGTTGTTCTCGATGTTCTCGACGGTGCCCTTGAGCATGTCGATCGCGGCGTCGGCGCCGTAGTTGGTGGCCACCATGCCCGCCACTGCGGCGATGGCGCCGGCGAGCATCTGTGCGACCTGCTGGGGGCTCGCGCCGCCCGCGTTGGCGGCCTCGATCGCGCTGCCCAGGCTGTCGGCGACGATCTGCGCACCGACCTCGGTGGGTGAGCCTGCGTATTCGTGGCCCTCGTTGGGACTGGCTTGCATGTTCATGGTGTTGGGTCTAGAAGGGGATTTCGCTGTCCATGTCGTCGAAGCCGGCACCGCTTGCCGCGGGAGCTGGCCTCGCGGCTTGGCGAGGGGCAGGCGCCGGCGCGGGTGCGCGGCCTTGCTCGCCGTCGGACTGGACTCGGTCGACGAACGCGAGCTGGTCGATGCGCCCCACCAACTTGGTCTTCGGCGCGCCGTCGCCCCTGGATGGGTAGCTCTCCGTGTGCACGTCGGTGAGCGTGAGGAACAGGCGCTGCCCCTTGACCAGGTGCTCGCGGAGAGCACGCGCGCGCTCGCCCCAAATGGCGCCGTCGATGAACTGGGTGGGCAGGTAGCCGCGGTCGTCGCGCTTCGAGCCGTAGCTGTAGGCCATGCCCAGCGTGATGATGGGCGTGCCCTCGGTCGTGTGCCGAAGCTCCACGTCGCGGGTGATGCGGAACAAGCCGCTCATGACCACCGACATCAGGCCCCCCGCGCTTCGATCATCTTCGTGGCGTAGTGCCAGCGCCAGGCGAAGTAGCGGCGGGCTTCGTTCTCGATGTCCACCGTTGCGGCAATCGCCTCCGCTTCCTTGCTCGCCTTCATCGCCGCTTCGCGCATGTCGTTGGCGAACGCCACGATGGCCTCCAGCTCGTCCGGATGGTCCTCGCCTTCGGCCACGCAGTTGACGGCCACATCCTTCTGCTCTTCGCTCAGGTCGTTGAACCCCGGCGACGCCTTCAAGGCCTCCATGACGCTCGGCACTTGGACGGAGGGCGGTGGCTCCAGCTTGTCGCTGATCGAGAACCACCCCGGGGGCTCGGCCGGCGCATGGGCGGCGAAGCAGTCCCGCAAGGTCATGCCCACCGTGGACGCCATCACCATGTCGATGATCTCCTTGGCCTTCGCCTCGTCGGTGACCTCCTCGCGGATGGCGTCGACGATGACTTCCAAGGTGCCGGCCGGCATGGGGAAGGCCATGCCACCAGGGGTGCGGATCTTGTCGGCGGCGCTCATTGCTGGGCCTCCTGGGGCTCGGCCGCTGCGTCCTCGGCTTTCACGCCCGTGGCGATCAGGTCGAGCACGTCGTTGGCGCTGGCGGCCTCGACGGCGAAGCGGTCGCGCGCCACGTGACTGCGGGCCGTGGCCTGGCTGGTCGCGCGCACCAGGCGCTTCGTGCCCGAGGTCTTGTCGGTGACCACGTAGGGTCGGGTGTTGGTTGCCATTCGGCGGTTCTCCTTGTGGGCGACGAGCTGGCGCACTGTGGCGCCAGCATGCGAGTTAGCTGGCGCGGGCGTAGGAGCCGACCATCACCGGCAGTTGAGGGGCTTCGAAGCGCAGGCAGGAGCGCGCCAGCTCGACGAACTCTTCCGCCATTTCCTGCTTCTTCTCTTCGAGGTTGCGGATCTGCAGCCCGATCTGCGGCGCCTTGTCGTTCGGCGTATGGATCGCCAGGCGCAGCTTGAAGGTGTGCGATTGCAGGTGCAGGTACGGCACGGTCGTGAACTCGATGAAGACCGGGATCATGTCGGGCGAGTCGGCTTTCACGCGCTCGAACGCGCTGGCTTCGGCGCTGAGGTTGCCGACCTTGCTCTCGGCTTTGCGGGCCGTCTCGATCGTGAGGTGTCGCAGTGCGGCAATGGCGTGGCGCGGATCGAGGGCGAGGTATTCCTCGCTCATGAACTTGCAGTAGTCGATCCAGTCCTCGAAGAACTCCACCATGGCCTGCTGCTGGCGGGACTCGTCGAACAGCGAGGGCTGGCCGATGGTCAGGCGGCCGAAGCGGCCGACGTGCAGGACGACAGCACCGGCCATTTCCTCGCTGGACTTGCCGACGCGGGTGGGCTTGCTGTACTTGATCGTGTGGGCGACGCGCACCTGGCTCGTGCCCTTGATGTGCTCGAAGTTGAGCTCGAGCGTGACCTTGCCCTTCTTCTCGTGCGTGGTCACGCCGCCAGCGACCTGCGACAGGGCGGTGGAGAGGGCGCGGTCGAACATGCCGGCTTCGATCTCGGCGAACAGCTCGGGGACGTTGGTGGCGGCGCTGCTGGTGTCGGGCCGCTGGGGTGCTTCGGTGCTCACGTAATGCTCCTGGTTGGGGGTTGCGGGACGGAAAAAAAGGCGGCCCTGGCGGGGTGTTTTGGCTGGGAGCGGAAGTGCCAGGGCCGCACGAAATCAGGCGCGCGCGCGGTGGCGCCGGCGGTTGCGGGCCTTGAGGGCGTGGCGCTGGTGCTGACGCACCGAGGCGGCGTAGGGCTTGCCGCGCGGCGCGCGCCACTGGCGCACGTAGCCGGTGCCCAGGCGCGCGGCCTTGGCGTCGGTGTGCTTGACCGGCGCGCGCTCGGTCGGCTGCTGAGCGTTCTGGCGTTCGGTGACGGAGGGACCGGCGGGGATAGCGAAACCGCCGAGGCCGGAGCCGGCCATGGCGGTCAGACCAACGGCGACGAGCATCGCGGCGCGCGAGGCTGAGGACTTCTGCATGAAAGCTCCTGGTGGTGGTGAAAGGAAATGCCGGGCACCAGCGCGCAAGGCGTTTGGTCAGGGAGGAAAACCTCGCGGCGCGCTGGCTGTTGATGCCCGGGGGAAACTGGTCAGGCCGCCTGCAACAGCAGGCCGGCGTTCGCGGGGTTGTTACGCAGGAAGTGCTCGTAGTCGTCGACCAGCGCCTTGAAGGCGATCAGGTCCGCCTCCAGCGCCTCGATGAACTCGTCATTGCGCTCGATCACGCGCCAGAAGAGCTGGCGGCCGACCGGCTCCAGCGCGGGGCAGTACATGCAGAAGTGCCAGCGCTTGCGGCCGGTGATCCACATGCAGCCCTGCACTTGGTCGATGTAGGTGCTGATGTCCTCGTCGAACAGCACGGGTCGCAGGCTGTCGGGCGAGATCAGGCACTTGTATTCCGAGCCTTCTTCCTGCCCGATGAGGCCGTCCGCGCTGGCACCGAAGGCACCGTCGTCGGTGAGCACGATGCCGGCGCGCCAGACGATCACGCCGGCCTGCGCCTCGTGCTCAGCACGCGCGGCGGGTTCGAGTTCGTGGCCGCGCCGCATGGCGTAGGTTTCGTAGCCGTCGTCCAGGGGCTTGCCGGCGATGCGCTCGATCGCGACGCGGAAGGCGTAGTTCTTGGCGGGGTCGGACCAATCGCCCACGGGCAGGCCCATGATGGCCCGCTCCAGCGTCTCGCTCATGGTGGGCTTGGATTTGTAGCCCGCGACCTCGGCGGCGGCCTTGATGTCCAGTCCGTCGTTGCGGATGGCGTCCACCAGCTTCTGCTGCTGTGGCGTGAGCCCGCCCACGCGCGAGCGTGCGACGCGGAACATGCTGGCGGTGATGACGCCGGCCCGGGCCTGCAGCCACTCGGGGCTGCCCTGGTCGCACTCGATGATCCTCATTTGGCACCACCCTTCTGCATGGCGGCCTTGAGTTGGTCGTGCAGGTCCAGCAGTTCGCCCGCGCGGTGCTGCTCCTCGGGGGCGAGGGCGTTCGACCAATCGAGGGCGACGGCGAGCGCGTCCACGGTGCGCGCGGCGCGCAGCTTGGCCTCGACCTCGGCGAAGGTCGTGGTGATCTCGCCGGTGCTGGTGTTGGTGGTGGTGGCCGCGGCGGGCGCCGGCGCGGGGGCAGGTGCCGGCGAGTCCACGGTGCGCTCACGGTCCGCCGCCTGGGCCTGGTCCTTGAAGCGGTCGTGCTCGGGGGTCTTCGCGAGCTTCTGCTGCAACTCGCGCGGCAGCAACTTCCAGAAGGCGCCGTAGGCGGCAGCGCCCTTGGCAGCAGCTTCCTCGGCCTGGGCCCGCAGGTCGGGGTGCCACTCGCTCACCACCTCGGCTGGGCCCATGTCGCGCGGAACCGATTCCTGCAGCTCGTCAGGGGTGTAGACGCCCAGGATGACGTCCGGAGCATGCAACCGCGCCCAGCGCTTCTGCGCGAGGTAGGCCAGTTGTTGCTTCGGGTCGTCGGCCCAGAGCGTGGAGTTGCGCACGCCGGCCTGGCTCAGCAGGAGTTCCAACACGCGAGGCGCGGGCTCGCCCTTGATGGTCGCCCAGACTTTCACGCCCAGGCCCTTCTCGTCGGCGAGAACCCAACCAGGGGCGCGGTACTTCTCGCCCGGGTTGCGCTTGCTCTCCTTCTCCACGAAGCGGCCGATCACCTTCGTCCAGTCGCCGAACCACTCGAAGTTGAAGCGGTCGCGCACGAGCGGGCTGTTGTTGATGACTGCGGCCACCAACTGCGCTTCGTAGCCCAGCGTGCCGTTGACCAGATGGGTCTTCTGCGCCACGGCGTAGGGGTTCATGTTCCACTGCACGGCCTGCATGACGACGGCCATGCAGTCGCCCACGTTGCCCTGCAGATGCTTGGGAATCGTGCTGCGCCCGCTGGCCATCACCTCGGCCACGCGCAGCATCTTGTCCATGCTGGCGTTGTCCAACACCAAGGCGCTGCTGCTGATGACCGTGCTGGGCACGGGTGGTGGCGAAAAATGCTCGGCGGTCGCCAGGGCGCCGGCTTCGGTCTGGGTGTGGTTCACGTGCGAGCCTTTCGTTCGGTGAGGTACTGGTCGTGGGTGATCTGCTCGCACTTGGCCAGGCGCGGGTCGCCCTTCGCCTGGTGCGAGTTCATGTTCTCGGCGTCTCGCGCGCGGGCGGCGAAGAACTTGTCGGCGTCCCAGACGAGGTGCGCCTGGACGTAGCTGCCGCCAGCGACGCCGGTGTGGCGCGCGTACACCTCGCGGGTGGTGAGTTCGGGCTGGCTCAAGCGGCCTCCCCGTCGTCGAGGTTGAAGATGTCGTCGGCGCGGATCACCAGCCAGTCGATGGCGGTAGAGCGCGGCACGCCGTAGGCCTCCGCGATGACCTTCACGATGGACTCGGCCGGGGGCGCGTCGGTGGCGGGCTGGTTGCGCTCGGGCAGCGGCGCCGACATGGCGGCGTCGAAGCCAGCGGACACCTCGGCGTCAACCACGTCGTCCTGCGCCGCTGGTGGCTGCGGCGCCGGGGCGGGAGGCGTTTCGGTTGCGAAGGGATCGGGCACGGACTCGCGGGGCGCGCTCCGACGTCCACTGCCGTAGAAGTGGCCGCGAGTCACCTCGCTCTTCGCCTCCACCGTGGGGGTGCTGATGTCCGGGCCCGAGGCGAGATCCACGCCAATTACCTCGGGCTCGCTCAGGTCCACCATGCTTTCCACGGCGGCCGGCTCGGCAGGCGCAGGCGCGTAGTGCTGCTGTGCCTGCTCCAGAAACGCCTTACGCTCGCGCTCGAAGGCCTCGCGCTCGGCCTGCAGCTTCGCGGCAGCGGCCTCCTGCTGGCGCCGCTCCTCGGCCAGGCGCTCGCGCTCCAGGCGCTGGCGTTCGGCCTCGGCCTCCGCGTCGGCTTTCTCCTTGAGCGTGGCCTGCATGTGCTGCAGGGTGATGCGGTAGGCCACGCCCGCGTCGTCGGCGAATTCCTCGAACCGCGCCTTGACGTCGTAGCCGTCCCACAGCGCCGTCAGCTTGTCGATGAGGCTCTGCACCATGGTGCTGGTGCGGCTCTGCTTCGCCAGGTTGCGGAACTCGTTGACTTCGCCGATTCGCGCGGCAATGGCGGCCTTGCGCAGGCCCTCCAGGCGCGCCGCTTCTGCCTTGCGCTCCTGCTCGGCCTTGTCCCAGGCATCGCGCAGCGTCTTGAGGCGCTTTTCCTCGGGCTCAACGATGGCCACCAGGCGCTTCTCTTCGGCCAGCACTGCGGCGTTGAACAGCTTGGCGTCGGCCCGGACCTCGTCAGCTCGGCCGCCGACGCCCGTGCGCAGGCGCATCAACTCCATGGCCGCGCCGTGGCACTGGTCGCGCCCGGCCTTGTCCTTGATCTCGGTGATGCCCTTGTGCTTCTCCACGGCCCCGCGCAGCGCGGCCTCGGTCTTCTCGGTGTTGAGCGCGAGGGCGGCGCGCTTGGGCGGGGGCAGAGTGACCAGGTCCGACCCGGTCGCCTCACTACCCGGCGCCACTTCTGGCTCGATCAGTTCAACCTGCATTGCGTTTCCTTTGAAATATCCGGATGCGGATAGCGTTGGGCGTGCCAGTGCCTACCGGCGCTGAGCGCTCCACAGCCCGGTGTTGCTGGTGATGCCCGCGAGTTCCTGGCGCTCCTGGGCGAGCGAGCGCCGCTCGCGGGCGCTGATGTAGTCGAGGGAGTTGCGCTCGCGCGCGATGGCGATGTCGGCCGCGATGCACGCGGCCTGGTCGTCGAGGGGGGAGGGCGTTGGCGGGGTGACGGTGCTCATGCCTGTCGTCCCAAGCCCACGAGGCGAAAGCGCAGGCCTTCCAGTTCACCACGCAGTGTGAGCAGCCGGGAATCGATGTAGCTCAGCGCTTCGCGCTGGACGCCGGCGAGGCGCGGATTGACACCATCCTTGCGCACCACGTGCATGTGTTGGCCGATGTAAAGGCTGATGCCCTCCGGTCGGGTCCAATCGTGCCGGGCCTTCTCCATGTTGCGGATGGCATCGGCCTTCTCTTGGATCGCCTTGGCGAGGTTGGACACCTGTTCGGCGTAGGTGACAACTTCGCTCATGCCGGCACCGCCTCAACGCGGTAGCGAATGGCGCCGTGCTGCAGGTCGAGCTTGTCGCGGCGGGCCCGCGCGCGACTCGCGCTCTTGTAGGGCTTGCCCACGGGCCGCTCGGTGCGGGTGTCGATGACGCGGTACATGCTGACTCCTTGGATGGGTTGCTGACGACGAATGAATAATATCCGTATCCGGATAAATGTCAACCGTAAACGGATGCACCGATGCGTCAATCGAACAGGCCGCGCGGTTGCTCCGCCGCGCGCTGCGGCGGGTGGTTCTCGTGGATCCAGCGCTGCACCTTGTCGGCGACCTCCAGGTACTGGCGTGAGGGCCGCATGTCCTTCTCCTGGCCGGGCCGGTAGGCGCGCCAGATGTCGTCGCGCAGTTCCTTGGGCAGCTTGAACCAGTGGGCCCTGCAGCCCCACATGGCCGGCGGTACCTGCTTCTCGCAGCCGGGCCAGTGGCAGTGGTGGTCGCGGTCCTGGCGCTGGGATTTGACGTAGGCGGCCTTGGTGTTCATCGCTGCTTCTCCAGCTTCGCCAGCTCGCGCTCGAAGGCTGCGGCCATGTAGTGCGTCACGTGCTCAACCACGCGGCCGCGCGCGGCCCGCTCGAACAGCAGGCGCGAATCGATGGCGTAGCGCAGGTCCATGCGTCCTTCGCCGACGTGCAGCTCGAAGTGGATCTGGCGGGCCCAGTGGTCAGACGTCACCACCGCTTCGAGCACGTCGGCGGTGTGGATGCGCAGGGAGGCCAGTTCCTGATCGGGATCGGAAGGCCCCAGTGGCACGTCCAGCTCCTCGGCGAGCTGCAGGCTGCGCAGTGTGTAGTTGTGCATGCGCCGAGCGATGGGATCCAGCAGGATGGACTCGCGGCCCAGGGCATCGCGCACACCCGAGACAACGGCCTCCAACGCGGCGATCGCGCGTTCCTTCGACCTGATGGTCTGGCGCGCGCTGTCGGCCAGGCGCTTCGCCTGCAGGGCCTCGCTCTGCGCGGTGGCCAGCGCTTCGCGGGCGCGGCGCTTCTGGTTTCGTCCGTAGCGTTGGCTCATACTGGTGCTTTCAACGGAGGCAAAAATGGAGCTGATTCGCGAGTTCGACAGGGCACGCATCACCGGGTTTGGGGTGCAAACGGCTGATGGTCATTGGCAACCCGCCAGCGTGGTGACCATCAACCTGAACGGCGAGACGCAGGAACACCGAATGCCAGTCGTCGGGCCGACGTTCGATGACGAAACCCGTGCTGCTGAGGAGGGCCTGGAGGCGGGCATTCGCTACTTCGAGACGGGGAAGTGGGGCATCACGCCAGGCGCTTGAACGACACCACCCATACCCAGGGGTTGGCGTCCCACGAGCCCGGGCCGTTGATCTGCTCCCACAGCAGTTCGTAGGCCCCGCAATGGGTGGCGATGGCGCCAGGCCTGTTGTGCGTGGCTACGGGCTCGACACCCTCGGCGACTGCGTCCGCCTCGCTGATGTCCTGCAGGCGCTCCACGCGCACGTCGGTGACCTCCAGCAGGATGCGGCTGGCCCAGCGGGGCATGAACATGCCGGGGCGGTACCGACCGAAGCCCGGCTGGTCCAGGCCATCGGCCTCGTACCAGATGCGATGTGCCGGTGTGAGGTCGCGCGGTGGGAGTGCGTCGGCCTCGGCCACGGTGCGCCAGGCCTCGCGAACCCACAGCCGGTCGCCGGGCTGGCCGTAGGGGCAGCAGCGCAGGAGCGACGCCCATTCGGGTTCCGACATGCCGGCGCGCACCTCCAGCTTGCAGATGCGCCGAGTCTGGTTCTTCGGGTCGATGTCGCGCAGCACGGCGCGCACCATCGCCGGCTGGAAAGGGAGTTGGCGTTCCTTCACTGCGACTTCTCCATCGGCATCGTGCGCTTATGCGCGTGTCGTGACGCGAACATGGGCGTGCCGCGGAAATTCCACACGAAGAACTTCGACGGCGGAAAGGACAGCATCCCGCTCATGAAGACACGACGCCCCAACAAATTCGAGGCACACCAACCGCGCGAGCACTGGCTCTCCAGGTTCGAGCGGCTGGGCAAGGCGATCAAGCCCTGGGCAGAGATCCTGCGGATCATCTGGTTGATGTGGCCCTGACACTTCATGTCGGCACCTCGTCCCAGGTGCGGCCGTCGAGCTGGCGGCCGGCGGCCTTCTTGCCCGGACGCAGCATCCCCCGATAGCGCACGCCCGGCTCCGAGTCGTCCATCGAGCTCACGACGTGGCCGGCGTGCGAGATGAAGGCCGCGCATTTCGCTGCTTCGCTGTGGTAGTCCGGGTCTCCTTCTTGGCAGAGCAGAGTGGCGCCCACGCCATCGTCCTGCTCGCAGAACTCGCCCCACTGCTTGAACAGGAAGGGCACGCCGGCGGCCTGACACTGGTCGCGCAGGCCGCGGGCCCAGTCGGGGTGCATGGGGCGCGCCTCGGGGCCGCTCTCGCCGCCGACGATCACCCAGTCCAACATGCGACCGCCCGTGCCGTTGCACTTAGGGCAGGTCACTCCGCCCGCGTTGTGTGGCGCGGGGATGCTGCCGTGGTCGCAGTCGCACAAGCCCAGGTCTACCGCGCTCAGCAGCGGCTCCATGCTGACAAAGTGCACGCGCGCCGGCACGCGCTTGAGCTTGGCGATGTCTCGGTCGGCCTCCTCCTGGTTGCAGATCGTGGCGCCCAGCCAGACGTTGGGCCACGGCCAGGGCCCGCGCACAACGGTCGTCTTCCCCGCTGCCTGGGCGCGATCGATGGCGTCCATCGTCAAGTCGATCATGCGATGGGCGTTCCCTATGCGCTTCGTCAGCAGCAGCCAATCGAGGTTCGGGGTTGCGGCTATCAGGGTGAAGAGGTCCGCGCGCCAAGCGTCCGGCACCTCGTTGTCGAACACGTCGGCCAGGCTGGCGCAGAACACGCGCTGGCGTCGGCCGTGCATGGCCATGAACGTGTCGGCGTGGACGTTCCAGCGCAGCGGCAGCGCCCAGTTGGCGGGCGTGGTGCGGCGCCGCGGCTGGCCAGCGCCCCAGGCCACGCCCAGCGTGCGCGAAGGCGTCGAGCGCTCGGCGTAGCAGTGGTCGCACGCGGGTGACACCTTCGTGCAGCCGATCCACGGGTTGAACGTGTGATCGGTCCACTCGATCTTGCTGTTGGCGCTCACTCGGTGCCCCGCTTGTTGAAGTAGGGGCAGTCGGGCTCGGCGCACCCGTTCTTGAAGACCGTGAGGTCGGCGCCGCAGATGTCGCAGCGGCCGTGCATCGGGTCGCGGCGGCGGTGGTAGAGGTCGACCAGATACGAGATCAGCACTGCCGCCAGCAGAGCGCCCAGCAGGCTGATGACGACGACGAGGAAGGCGGTTTCCCACCAGGGGCGGGCCAGGAACCAGGTGATGATGGTGGTGATCATCCGTTGCCTCCGATGTGTTGTTGGCGAGCGACCAGCGCGTCGTGTGCAGGACCGAGCAGCGCATCCGGGTCGCCGCCGAAGAAGCGAATGACCTGGCGCCAGGTTTCGTCCAGCGTGCGGCGGTGGTCGTTGAGAAACGGTCGTTGCGACACCTCGTCGTTCCAGCGGGACACCGCCCAGGCCAGGCCGTTGGAGTTGTAGGTGTCGAAGCCGTCGGCCTGCACGGGCGGCTGGGTGGCGCGTGCGGCGCGGCTCTCCCGCCAGCCCCACCACATCGCCGAGACGGCCGGATCGACGTAGTCGTCCTTGTCGTCGCGCGCGCACAGCTCGGCCTTGGTCGGGCAGTCCACGCTGATGAAGTCCAGCGCGCCGGTGCCCGGCGGCGGGTTGGGGTTGCGCGTGATGCTCGCGATGAACCGCCGCTTGAAGACGCGCTGCTCGAACTCTTCGCGGTCGAGGTCGGTCGGTGGCTGGGTGGCGCCGGGCCCGCACTCAGCGCAGTACGGCCCGGGCAAGTCCGTTGCCTCGTTCGGAACATCGCGGGTCGCGGGCCCACCGCAGGCCTGGCACGCGGGCTGGTTGGCCAGCAACGCAGCGAACGCCTTGCGCAGGCACATCGCCAGGAACTCGAACTCGCCGGGCTCCACGGGCTCGAAGTCCAGCACGAAGGACTGCGTGCCGATGGAGAACGACATCTTCGCTCCAACCTTGCCGAAGGTCAGGCCGGGCGGCGGCACCAGCAGCTCGCGGAAGTCGTTGGCGACGTTGCGCCAGGCCTCGAACAGCTTGATGAATTCATCATCGGTGAGCAGGCCGTTGACTGCATCGGTGATCAGCAGGCGCTCGGTGTCGTTGGGCGTGTAGTTGCCCGCATCCCCGCAAAGCTCGTAGCCCTGCAGGTACTCATCGACGCGCTTCTCCAGCGCGTTGAGCAGGCCCAGGGCGGCCGTGGCCTCCTCGGGCACGGCGGGCGGCTTGTAGGGCAGGGCGTCGCCCTCGCCGGTTTCCAGGGGGGTGTCGTCGTTCATGCAGCTTCCTCGAAGAGCCCGACTCGCGGGCAGTTGGGTGACAGCCAAAGGCTTTCCACGCGATCTCGCGCGCCGTCGGCGTGGGCTTTCTGGTCGATGCGCTGCCAACCGGCGAAGAGCCGGTCGTACAGGTCGCATCGGTAGCCGCTGAGAACCACGGCGCCCCTGAGCGCGCTCAGCGTGCTGGCCAGCGCCTCGTGGTCTTCGTCGGTGAGCTCGTGCCTGTAGGCCGGTGAGCGGTCGCGCAGCGACCTGGTGCTGTGGACATAGGGCGGGTCCACGTAGTGCAGCGCGTGCTCACTGTCGTGTGCACGAATCACATCGAGGGCATCCCGGTTCTCGATGACGACGCCGCGCAGCCGCTGCACCGTCTGGCGCAGGCAGTCGGGATAGTTCATCCAGTCGTGCGCAGGCGTCGTGCCGCTGCGGTTGCTGTTGGCGCGGAAGCCTGTGGACTGTCCACTGGCGCCGGCCGAGCCGAAGCCCATGTACGCCCGCACAAGCGTGCGCCTGGCCTGCTCCAGTGGATCGCTGGCTGGCTGATATGCCTGGTCGAACTCGGAGCGCGCGAACGGGGTCAGTTCGAGCGCTTGAGCCAGCTCTTCACCGCGGTCGCGCGCGACGCGAAACAGATTGACGATCTCGCCGTCGAGGTCGTTGTAGATCTCGGCATAGCTGCGGCGCTTGCGCAGCAGCACGCTGCCCCCTCCGCCAAAGGGTTCGACGTACACGCGGTGGGGCGGCAGGTGGCGCAGGATCCAGGGCGCGAGCTTCCACTTGCCTCCGTGGTAGCGCGTCAGAGGGCGGGTGAGCTTCATGCGGCGCTCCTGCCATGGATCAGCGCCTCGTGGGCGAAGTTGGCACGGACCAGTGCCTCGGCCTGGGGCGGCGCCACGCTGTTGCCCACCATGCGAACCTGCGCCGTGGCCGTGAGCGGGATCCGCGGCAGCTTCAGCGGGTTGGTGTCCACCTGCAGGCCGTCGACGAACAGGAGGGACGGGTTCGGGATCTCGTGAATCACGTACCCATCGGGGAAGCCCTGGGCCTTGTACAGCTCGCGCGGCTGCAGCATGCGCAGCGTGATGTCCACGAGCACCCACCACTGGCCTTCATGGAAGACCAGCACCAGATCGGCCGGCTCCTTGAAGTGCTCGGGCAGGTGGGTGAGCAGCAGCTCGGCGCACAGGCGCGCGCGCTCGCGCTGCTCTGGCGACAGGTCGGCCGCCGGCACCTGCAGCACCTCGACCAGGCCCATGCGCCCCTTCGTGGGCAGCGTGTGCATGGGCTCGGCGAGGCCTTGCCACTGGCCGCCGCTGCTGTAGTACTTGACGCAGTACGCGCTGATCAGGCGCTGATTGCTGCCGGTGGCGGTGATGGTGGAGATCGGCGCGTCCACAGGGCGACCGTCGCCGTCGTAGAAGCCGCCGTTGGCCTGCTCCAGACAGGCGGCCACCAGGCCGCTCGTGGCGCCGCTGGCAGTCACGGTGTTGAGCGGCACCTCCAGGCTGCGAACGCCATGGCTGAACCGCTTTCCGCCGGCCGGGCCTTCGCCGTGGCCCATGTCGACCAAGTGAGCGGCCACGAGCCCGTGTTTCTTCCCGCCGGCGACGATGGTGCCGAGGGGCGCCTCGATGTCGGGCACGCGCGGCGCCTGGCCGGGCCGCTCGCCATAGCCGATCGTGACCAGGCTGGCGCCGACCAGGGCGTGGTGTCCACCGGTCGTCACCGTCGACAGCGGCGCATCATCTCGCCCACCGGGATGGCCACTGGTGTTCGTGATGACGACTGGCGCCAGCTTCGGCGCCACAACGGAAAAGTGTCCGCGCTTCACCTGCGCTACCTGCGTGCGCAGCGGCTCGTCCGCGGGGAAGGTGCGCTGATTGCTGGCGTTCGCGTGCTCGGTGAGGAAGGGCGTGAGCACCGGCTGCGCCACGCACGAATCGGCCTTGCTGGTGATGGTCTGCAGCGGCTGGTGGACGCTGCGCTCCGGGCTCTGGCCCATGCGTCCGCCCACGCCGACGATGAAGGGCTTGGGGCTGGCCAGGACGTGGCGCCACAGCCCTTTGGCGACCCGCCGCTGGGTGTTTACGGCGAGATCCTTCTTGCGCCCGAATATGCTTTGCGCGGGCAGGTTGAAGTCGATGATCTCCGCCGCGGTGCGGTAGGGCGCCAGCTTGCCGGCGATCACCTCGCGCGAGGTCGGCGCGCCGTGGCTGGCCTCGGGCCACACGATCGGCAGGCCGTCGCGCCGCGCGACCAGGAACAGGCGCTTGCGGATCGTCGGCGTGCCGTTGTCGCACGCGCGCATTTCGCGCCAGTCCACCACGTAGCCGTGGGCGCGGAGCTGTCGCACGAAGCTCTCGAAGGTCTTGCCGCGCCGCGCGGGGTCGGGCCGGGCCAGGCCGTCGGCGCCAACGATGATCGGGCCCCAGGTCTGGAACTCCTCGACGTTCTCCAGCATCAGCACGCGCGGCTTGCACAGCGCGATCCAGCGCATGCCGACCCAGGCCAGGCCACGGATGTGCTTGGACACCGGCGTGCCGCCCTTGGCCTTGCTGAAATGCTTGCAGTCGGGCGACAGCCACACCAGCGCCACGGGCTGGTTGCGCGTGACCTCGATCGGGTTCACGTCCCACACGCTCTGGCAGAGGTGCAGCGTGCGCGGGTGGTTGATCGCGTGCATCGCCAGCGCCTCGGGGTCGTGGTTGATGGCGATGTCTACGGGGCGACCGAACGCGGCTTCTAGGCCGGTGCTGGTGCCACCACCGCCGGCGAAGTTGTCGATGATCAGTTCGTCGGCGAAGCCGAGGGGGAGGGTGAAGTCGTCTCGCTTCATGCGCCGGCCCCTGGCCAGCCGAGGGCGTAGGAGACGGCCAAGCACACCAGGCACCAGACGATGAGGGCTTTGTCCTGCAGGTCCATGGTTAACCCTTCACCACGCTGGCGATCACGCCGAGGCATGCGCCGATGACCGAGCCCACGGCCAGGCCGGCCCACCAGCCATCGAACCAGGTGCGGGCTTCGGCTTCGGTGACAGTGGGAAGAGGGGAGGGGGCGGGCAATCGCTTGCGCCGCGTGCCGAGCAGAAACACCTGGATCACAGGGCGAACCTCCGGCGCTGGCTCATGGGGATGGCGTGGCCGACGCAGTCGGGGGAGTGGAAGGTCGTGGGCACGATCGCCTCGGCGCCGATGAGCTCGCCGAAGTTGCTGTCGAAGCCGCTGTCGCGCCGGTTCTCCCAATGGAACTGGTCGGCCTCCAGCAGGCGGGCCAGGGCCTCGGCGTAGCGCGACGCCCGGCGCCAGTCCTCAACGCTCGGCGCGGGCAGGCGCGCCATGTTGAGGTTGTCGATGAGGTCGGCGATCTTCACGCGCCGTGCAAGGCAGTTGAATGCGACGCGGGCGTAATAGCCGTCGCGGTTCTCGCCGGCGCGGCGCGTGATCGCGTCCAAGCCCTCCAGCACGTCCTCGGGCAGGAAGCGCTGCAGCTCGCCGCTGTCGCGCAGGCCTTGGCAGTCTTCCCAGGCGTCGTGCACCAGGGCGAGCGCGCGGGCCTTGAGGTCGTCGCGCGGCATGGCCGCCTCGACGCGCAGTAGGTGGAAGATGTAGGGCTCGCCGGCGAGATCCTTCTGCTCAGCGTGGGAGCGCAGGGCGACGACGCGGGCGGCGTTGAGAGTCTTCTGGTCCATCATTGGCCTCTGTGGTGGGTGAAAAATATCCGGATACGGATAGTGGCGGGCGCGTCTGTGCCGATGGCCTGGTCGTTACGCGCTGCCGACCATCGCGGCCGCCAGATCCAGGGCGCGCGCATTGCGATAGGCCTGCCAGGCGCCGACGCTGGGCGCCCAGCGAAAGCCGCTCGACTTCAGCTTGCTGCGAACCTCATCGGCCGGCTTGCCGGGGAAGAACAGCCGCACGCGGTTGGCGGGCGGGTCGTCCTCCAGGCGCACGCCGTCGGCGCCTTGCTTCTCGACCACTGGCATCGCGGCCGCGCGCTCGATCTGCTCCAGCCGCTGCTGCATGCGCCGGATGTTGGCCTGGTTGTTGGTGAGGCGGAACGACGGGTAGCCCTGGCCGTAGCAGCTCTGGAACTTCGGGCTGACCAGCTCGCGAGCCTGGTCCTCGGACAGTCCGAGTTCGATCAGGGCCGCGGTCTGCGCCTCCTTGCCGGCCTTGCCCGCCTTGCGCAGTGCGGCGTTGACCGCCTTCATCTGCTCCTGCACGCGCTGGGCCGCGCTGATTTCTGCGGCGAGGCGGTCGGCCGCGTCGGCGTCGCCGGCCATGATGGGACGCAGGTCGGGGCGCAGATTGCGCATCACCGCGCGCCGCGCCATTTCGCGCCACGAGAACAGATCATCGAGCCGGCGGTTGGTGACGGCGTTGCGCTTCTGCGCCCGCGCCACCGGGAAGTTCGAGGGGCCGGCGATGAACGAGGATATGCACCGGCTGCTCGACTGCAGGTAAGCCACGTAGCGGCTGCGCATACCGGCGCGGTAGCGCGCGAACTCGTCATCGAGTTGGGCCAGGGTGCCGCCGCGCTCAGCGGCCGCCTTGAACATCGCGAGGTCTTCCGCGAGCATCACGGCGTAGTCGTCGCGTGCCCGCTCACCCCGGCGCTCGGGGGTGAAGCTCACGCCGGTGAAGGCGCTCGCCGCGAGGCTCACCGGGATGTCGCTGCTGAAGGCTTTGCTGTCTTGGCTCATCACGCGGCCTCCACCTGCAGGGCGCCGACCTGGCTGTAGCCGTCATTGCCCAGGAAGATCACCTTGCCCGCGGTCTTGGACTTCGCCACCGCTAGCCGGTCGCTCGACTTGCTCAAGGCCCGGGCGATGATGGCTTGAAGGTTCCAGTAGCTGTCCCAGCCGTCCGTGATCAGAGCGACCTGGTACAGCTCGCCGCGCCGGTAGGCTTCGACGCTGGGCTTCGCGATCCCGCGAGCCTCGAAGTTGGCGGCGTAGATCCGGGCCACTTGATCAATGGCCCGCTGCACGGCGGCGTCGCTGTTCTCGCGCTCGCACCACACCGAGTCGGCGCCGAAGCTCACGGCCTCGCCGTCGATCATGTTGTTGAGCGAACCCTTGTAGTCCTGCATGCCGTCGAAGTAGGAGCCATTGAAGACCTGGGCGACAGCTTCGACCTGCGCCCGGTTCGGGCCATCGGTCCAACGCACGTTGATCGAGGCGCCCATGCTGTAGGTGCTGGAGCGCACCGAGAACTTGATGCCGGGGAAGGACTCCTTGAGGGCCTTGCGCACCATCACGGCGGTTTCGGCACAGGAGAGATATTTCATGCTGCTGACCCCTTCGATTGATTGCTGACGACGGGGTCAGTGTATCCGGTTACGGATAATGACGTATCCGCATCCGGATAGTCACCCGACGAACGGCGATCACTTGTGGCGAATGCGCGATCAGCGATTCGCGGGCAGGGCTATCACCTTGGCGCTATGGGGGCCTGGGCCTGGTGCCTTGTAGGCGAAAGCGGCCAGTTGATCACGCACGGCGTCGATCTCGGCCAGCAAGGCCAGCGCGTGCTCGGGCTCGATGCCGATGCCGCGCGAGACGAGGCGGCCGTCTGCGGTGATCGCGATATTGAGCAGGCACACGTGCTGCTCGGCGGCGGTGCCTTGCTCGACGTACCACCGATTGATGGTGGCCACGCGCTCGGCGTTGGGTGTCAGATCGAACTCAACGACTTGCCCCGCTTTTTCGCTTCGGGGCTTTTGCTTTTGTGCCATGGGGCGTTGCCTCCTTACCTGCGTCCGTCGAATTGGGTCGCAGTAAAAGGCTCCGGCGGGAAGCCCGGGACACGGCGGGCTGCAGTTCGCGCGGGACGCTCTGCTGATCCCTCGCGAAATCTAGGATCTGTGTTACACCTTTTGTAACACTCTGGCCTTTGAAAGCCATGTAACCGAGAACTGCCTCACGATCACTGGCACCCAGCGCGTGCCATTGCTGCAACAGGCGCAGCTCTGCCTCGTCGAGAAGGAAGTAGGCGGCGTTTTTCACGCCGCACGCATGGGCGATGGCCTCGACCATGTCCAGCGTCGCCGACTGCTTGCCGTGGAGGATGCGAGCCACGGAGGCCTGGCCGATGTCGGCGGCTTCGGCGACCTTGGTCTGCGTGTCGAGGGCCATGGTTGTGTTCATGATCTCGCGCAGGCGGCGTGCGAACTTTTTGCTGAGGCTTTCCATGGCGGAATGATCCTTGAGGCATCCGTAAACGGATAACCGGATACGGTTGTTAAAATATCCGCATCCGGATAACATGGGCAGCGTCATGAGCACCGAATCCATCCACGACTACCTGCTGCGCCGGTTGAACGACCTCAAGGGGCACCACAACCGCATGGCCGAAGAGACGGGCGTCGGACAGGCGACCGTGAGCCGCATCTTTGCGGGGCAGGCGATGCCGCGCCTGGACACGGCGCAGCTCCTGCTCAACTGGATCGCGGCCCACGACCGCGCTGCGGCGCGGGCCCAGCGCGGGCCTCGCTCAGCACGGCGCGTCGCCCATGCAGGCGGCGCCCGCGTCAACGGAGCCCGCGCGTAACGACTGACAGCCGCGACCTTCCGTGACCAGCCCGAACACGACCACCACCACGATGGCCGCCTGGGCGATCTCGGACCAGGCGCGCCGCGTCATGGCGATTCCCTTGGTGGCAGCGCCGACGCGAAAGAAGCACACCGCGATCCAGAAGAGGAGCGCGGCCTGCCACCAGAACAGTTCCGTCACAGGGAGTCCCCCCGCATGAGCGACACGAGGTTGAGCCGGTCCGGGCGCACGAACCCCGACGGCAAGCTGACGCAGCGCCTGGACATCCCGCTCAGCGAGGAGCTGTACGAGCACGTGATCGCCATGGCCGTCGCCGAAGGGGTGTCGAAGGCGGAATGGGTGCGCGGCGTGCTCGAAGAGGCGCTGTACGGGCGATTGGGCATGGTCCGAAGGATCGCACCTCGCGGGCGCCTTCGTCCATCCGATGAATATCCGGATGCGGATCGAGGCACCTCATGAGCCTGGAGTGGGTAGCCGCCCAACTCGTGATCCCTCCCCCTGAAAAGCCGGGGCTGCGCTTCAACCCCCACCCGCCGGGCGTGATCCGCGAGGGCTCCGCCACCGAGGCGGTGCTGCAGTTCCTGGCCGCCCGCGTGGGCGCCTTCTTCAACAAGGAACAGATCGTCGAGCGCATCCAGCGCAGCGGCAAGGCCGTGGACTGGGCGCTCATCTTCCTGCGCGACCAGGAGCTGATCGAGGCCGTGCCCGACAGCGTGCGCAACCCACGATTCCGGCGCTACCGCGTCACGCCCGCCGGCGTGGCGCTGGCCGCCGAGTACCAACGTCAAGGAGCGACGTGATGGAGCAGATTTCCCTCGACCTGCAGGCCGCCGCCGAGCGCGGCCGCCGCATGGCCCAGTGCGCTGGCGCGCGCGCCGAGCGCAAGGTCGATTCGCTGTGGGTCGACACGGCTCTGACCTTCCTGGCCTCGTTCGCCCGCGACCAGCGCGGCCACGAGTTCACGATGGAGCAGGCCCGCGCCGCGCTGGATGGCAAGGTGGCCACGCCGCCGGACCTGCGCGCCTGGGGCCAGGTGACGCGCCGGGCCATCGCCCGCCACATCCTGGTGCCCGTGGGGCTCGCGCGCGCCGCGAGTTCGCACGGTAGCCTCAAGCCCACCTACAAGGCAGGCGAGGGGGCGCGTTGATGTCGGAGACGTTGCCGCCGCCGCCATACCCTGCCGACACGAAGTCGAAGGGCTGGCGCTTCGAGCTGGACCTGGAGCAGTTGACCCAGTCGGACACCTGGGCGCTGGCCGGCCCGCTCGCCCGGCCCTGGCTGCTGATGCTGTGGACCACCGCCTGGCAGCAGCAGCCTTGTGGCGCGCTCACCGACGACGACGAGATCATCGCGGCGCGCGTGGGCATGCCGCTCGAGCTGTTCCAGGAACACCGCAAGGTGCTCATGCGCGGCTGGGCCAAGGCCTCCGACGGCCGCCTGTACCACCCGATCATCACGCAGCGCGTGCTGGCCATGATGGGCAAGCGCGACGCCGAGAAGATCCGCAAGGCGAACTACCGGGCACGGCAGGCCGCGTCGCATCCACCGGCCGAGTCGAGGGAAGAGGGTGGAAGTCCACCGATGTCCCACGGGACAACCGAGGGACGGACGCAGGATTCCGGCGGGAGTGACGCTACCAGAACCAGTACCAGTACCAGAGGTATTGGTATTCCACCTCTTGAGGCTAAAGATCAACAGAACAGCGCGCGGACAGAAGCGCGCGCGTCCGTCACGGAGGTGTCCCACGGGACAGAAGCCGGGCGGGCCTGCTTTGCCATGCGCAAGGCCGGGCTCATGGACGCCAACCCCGCACACCCCACGCTGCTGGCCCTGCTGACGCAGGGCATGAGCACCGACGAGCTGGTCGCGGCTGCGCAGACCGCGGTGGGCAAGGGCAAGGGCTTCGCCTACGCGCTCAGCGTGGCCGAGGGCCGTCGACGCGACGCCGCAACCGTGGGCTCGCTGCCCGCGGTGCAGATCCCTGCTGACCTCGCCAGGACCACCGTGCCCGGGCGCCAGGGCAAGGATCCCACGCTCGCCGCTCTCGACCGCGACGACGCGCTGGCGACGCGGCCGTCCGCCGAGGTGCGCGCGAAGATGGCCGAGCTGCTGGGTAAGCGGCCCGCCGAGCAGGGGGCATCGTGAGTGGCCACGACACCCTGCATCGAGTGCAGCCACGCGCGGGAATCCGCTGGCTGGTTCAGGTTCGACCCGACGTGCTTGTACTGCGGCGCGCGCCTGATCCAGCGCATCCAGAGCCTGCGCACGCAGAGGCCGCAGGACGAGATCCGACAGCGCTGCCGCAAGGTGCTGGACGACTGGGTGGCCTTTGGGCACGAGGAGCAGGCGCTGCGAGCGCTGGCGGCGGATACCCGGTTGCCGCTCGACCCCGCTGGTGGCCGGGCCGAGAAGTCGGAATCCGAGCCCCAGGCCTCGACGAAACCCCGCTCTCGCTCGCCGAAGTCCCCTACGCCTGGCGCGAGGTGATCCGGTGACACGCGCGCTGCGCCTGAGCGTCGAGGAGGCGATGAACCTGCAGGCCCGAATGGCAGGCGCGCGCTCCTACGCCGACATGATGGCCAACCCCAAGACGCGCGAGGCGCGCCGGCAGAAATACGGCAACGAGCGCGTGAGCGACCGCGGCATCGAGTTCGACTCGAAAGCCGAACACCGCCGCTGGGTCTACCTGGCCACGCTGGAGAAGGCCGGCGAGATCCGTGAGCTGCGCCTGCAGGTGCCCTTCGAGCTGATCCCCGCCCAGGTCGCGCCCAGCGGCAAGAAGCACCGCGCCATGGTCTACGTGGCCGATTTCACCTACATCGACGAGAAAGGCCGCCACGTGGTCGAAGACGTGAAGGGGGCGGTCACGCCCGAATTCCGCATCAAGCGCAAGCTCATGCTGCAAGTGCATGGGATCGAGGTGCAGGAGGTGCGTTCGTGAAGCTGCTCGACCGCATCGACGCCGCCGTGCTCGGCTGGCACCAGGACGTTGTCGACTTCCTGCAGCGCCGGCCGGTGGTGCTGGGGCGCTTCTGCCTCACCGCGACGGCGCTGCTGCACTTCGCCTGCTGGTTCCTCAAAACGCCGCCCTTGTGGCTGGTGGCGCTCAGCTTGCTGGGCCTGCTGGTGATGTCGGGATTGGTCGCCACAGAGGGCATGTATGCGGTGTTTGGCCGAATTGCTGCCGCCCGCTATGTGCAACTCGTTGCTGGAATGCTTCACCTCGTGGCGTCGCCATTCGGTGAGCCGGAGCTGGTCCGTGGGCTTGTGGTGCTCGATTGGATGGCATCGACGGCGTATTTCTACTTCATGGCCTGCCGCCCGCCACGCCCACGGCCGCCGCGGCGCGCTGCGTCACTGGCTAGAGGTGCAGCGTGACCATCCTGCACGTGGTATCCGTGAGCGGGGGCAAGGACAGCGCCGCGACCTCCATCCTTGCGCTGGAGACCCAACCGCGCGCGAGCCTGCGGTTCGTCGCCTGCGACACCGGCAACGAGCACGACAACTGGCACGGCTATCTGGCCTACATGGAGTCGACGCTGGGGATCACCATCACCGTGCTGCCCAAGCGCGACTTCTCCGAGCAGATCGCTCGCAAGCGCGAATACGTGGTGAAGCACTGGCCCCGCAAGGGCTGCAGCCAGGCCGACATCGACCGGTCGGTGCGCGCGCTGCAACCGACCGGCAATCCATTCCTCGATCTCTGCATCTGGAAGGGCCGCTTCCCCTCGCGCAAAGCCCAGTTCTGCACCCAGGAGTTGAAGACCATCCCCATGGTCGAGCACCAGATGGGCCTGATCGATAGCGGCCAATGCGATGCGGTGTGGTCATGGCAGGGCGTGCGCATCGACGAAAGCGAGGCGCGCCGCGCGCGGCTGCAGGGCACCGGCGCCTGCGTGAAGGCGTTCGAAGAGCAGGGTGGCGGCATCTACACCTACCGCCCCATCCTGCGCTGGACTGCTGCCGACGCCTTCGAGGCGCACCGCATCGCCGGCCTTGAGCCCAACCCCCTATACCTGCAGGGTATGAGCCGCGTGGGCTGTATGCCTTGCATCAACGCCGGCAAGGACGAGCTGCTGGAGATCAGCAAGCGGTTCCCGCACCACATCGACCGCATCGCGTATTGGGAGATGTGCGTGGGCATGGCCAGCCGGCGGATGCAGGCCAGTTTCTTTCCCGACCCCGACCGCGATGCCCACCTGAACAAGCGCGGCATTCGCAACATGGTCGAGTGGTCGAAGACCAAGCGCGGGGGCCAGCTTGTGGACTGGATCCGCCTCACCGAGGAGCCGAAGGCGTGCGAGAGCGCCTACGGCTTGTGCGAATGAGCGCGGGGGACGGCCATGGCCAAGACTGAGCACGGCCTCACGCCGCAGCAGGAGCTGTTCGCGCTCGCGCTCGCCAAGGGCGTGAGCCAGGCCGAGGCCTATCGCCAAGCCTACCCGCGATCGCAACGCTGGAAGGCCGACGCGGTGCATCAGCAGGCCTCACGAACGGCCGCCGATCCCAAGGTTTCCGCAAGGGTCACCGAGTTGCGCCGGCAGGTGGCAGAAAAAACCGTGCTGGAGAGCGTCGAAATCATCCAAGAGGTCTATCGCTTGGCGGTGTCGGACATCGCCGATTTGATGGATGCAGACGGCAAGTTGCTGCCGCCCAACAAGATCCCGCTCAACACGCGACGCGCGCTGGCCTCGATCAAGGTCGATGAGTTCGGCCGCATCGAATACAAGTTTTGGGACAAGAACAGCGCGTTGGAGCGCGCGGCCAAGATCCTGGGCCTGTTCGAGAAGGACAACCAGCAGAAGGGCGCGAGCCTGGCTGAGCTGTTCAACGCGCTCGACGGCAAGGTCATTGGCCCGGTCCCGGATGCCGAAGCCGGCGGTACCGGCGACACCACCGAGGAGTGACCCATGGACAGTGACCAGAATGGCGCCGACCAGGAGCCGAAGCACCCTGTTCGCGAACTCGTTGACGACGCGATCGAGCAAGAGTTGAGGCTCATCGAGGAGGTTGTCGAGCGGCGAGCGACCATCGAGAAGCAGCTCGCGGCGCATGACGAGCGGCTGCGTCGGCATCGTGAGCGCTACGAGGCTCTGTGCCGCTGGAGGGACGAAGCCAAATGACCACGATCGCATGGGATGGCCACTCTCTGGCCGCTGACCAAGCCTCATGGAGCGGCGGCCTGCGCCGGCGCGTGTGCAAGGTGTACGAGGTCTACTCGCCCGAAGTGGCCGAGGCGCCAGGCCGGCGCATCCTGGTTGGCCTGCAGGGAAACGGCTCTTTCGCGGTGCAGGTGCTGGCATGGCTGCGTGGCGAGCGCCAGCGGCCGAACCCGCTGGACTTCATGCCGGCGGCTGAGCTGGATCGCGCCTGCGCGGTGGTGATCGACGAGAAGCGCCGCGTCTGGCTGCTGGGCAACGACCTCCACTACCAGCCGATGCGCGACAAGGTGTTCTCGCTGGGCGCCGGCCAGGAAATGGCGCTCGGCGCGCTGCAGGCTGGGGCGAGCGCGCGCCGCGCTGTCGAGATCGTCATCAAGTGCAGCGACTACGCAGGCCTGGGCGTGGACGTTGTGAGGTTCTGATGGCCCGGCAGATCAGCGTCATCGGCATCTTGAGCCAGCGCTGTGTCGAACCCCAGCGGCGCATGGTGGGCGGCCGCTTCGGTTGGGCCGTGCACCGGTTCCCGATCAAGGGTGGTATCTCCCTGCAGCACGCCATGAACATCGACCTGATGGAAAGTATGTCTCGCCTGGCCACCCTGACCTGCGGCGTGCCAGGTGCCCACCGATGAGCGACGAGCTGACCCCCGAGCAATGGGAGGCGATGCGCGCCAAGCTCAGCGACCCTATGTGGAGGCTGTCGAACCTCTACAAGATCGTGGTCAAGGGGGATGACGACGACGACGACGAGGGCCTGGTCGTCACCTTCAAGCCCAACAAGGCCCAGCGTCGCCTGCTCGCGCGCCTGCACACCCGCAACGTCATCCTCAAGGCCCGCCAGCTCGGGTTCACCACGCTCATCTGCGTGCTGTGGCTCGACACCGCGCTGTTCTCGAAGCAGCCGATCCGCTGCGGCATCGTGGCGCAGGACAAGGAGGCGGCCGAGTCTATCTTTCGGGGCAAGGTCAAATACGCCTACGAGCACCTGCCCGAGCAGTTGCGCGCGATGTTCCCGCTGTCGAAGTCGACCGCCACCGAGCTGGAGTTCGCGCACAACGGCGCCAGCATCCGGGTGGCCACCTCGATGCGCTCAGGCACCATCCACCGGCTGCACGTGTCGGAAATGGGCAAGATCGCCGCCAAGTACCCCGAGAAGGCGAAGGAGGTGATGACGGGCTCGATCCCCGCGGTGCCGAAGTCGGGCGTGATCGTGATCGAGTCCACCGCCGAGGGCCAGGACGGCTATTTCTTCGACCTGGTGGAGCGCGCCAAGGCCCTGCAGGAGCTGGCGCAGCGCCTGGGCGTGAAGGATTGGCGCCTGCACTTCTTCGCCTGGTGGGAAGACCCCAACTACACGACCGACGACGAGGTGGTGATCACCGAGGCGATGGCCGAGTACTTCCTCCACGTCGAGGGCATCATCGGGCGGCCGCTGACCGAGGGCCAGAAGGCTTGGTACGTCACCACGCTGGCCAACGACTTCGCCGGCGAGCAGCCGCTCATGTGGCAGGAATACCCCTCGTTCCCGGCCGAGGCCTTCCAGGTGTCGACCGAAGGCGCCTACTACGCCACCCAGCTCGCGCTGGCGCGCAAGCAGCGCCGCGTCCTGCCCACGCTGCCGCTCGAAGCGGCCCCGGTCAACACCTTTTGGGACATCGGCCGCGGCGACATGACGACCATCTGGTTCCACCAGAAGATCGGCCCGGAGCATCGGTTCATCCGCTACTACGAGGCGAGCGGCGAAGACCTCATCCACTATGTGCAGTACATGCAGAAGCTGGGCTATGTGTTCGGCAAGCACTACCTGCCGCACGAGGCCGCGCACAAGCGCATGGGTGAGACTCCCGACACCAACCGCTCGCTCAAGGAAATGCTCGAGAACCTGATGCCCGGGCAGTCGTTCGAGATCGTCCCGCGCGTCACGGCCGTGCAGAGCGGCATCCAGGCCACGCGATCGGCCTTCTCCTCGGCGTGGTTCAGCGAGGAGGGCTGTGGCCAGGGCCTCAAGCGCGTGGCCAACTACCGCAAGAAGTGGGACAAGACCCGCGGCCGCTGGAGCGACGAGCACGAGCACGACGACAACAGCCACGGGGCCGACGCGCTCCGCCAGTGGGGCCAGTCGGTCGACGCCGGCGTGACCTTCCCCACGGGCTTCGCTGGCACACGGCCAGGCTCGCGCCGCTCAGGCCGCCGCGGGTCGCCGATGGCCGTGTGACGGTTGAAAATTATCCGGATCCGGATAAGATGGCGCTCCGCTCCGAAGTAGCTCAGTCGGTAGAGCGCCCGCCTGTTAAGCGGGTGGTCGGTGGTTCGAACCCACCTTTCGGAGCCAACGATCAAAGGTGACACATGCAGATCAAATTCCAGTGCATCGGCAAGGCCGAAGCCGGCAACGGCGAAACCCAGGTGTCGCTCAAGCCCGTGATGGGGCAGGGCACCATCCTCATGTCCCCGCAGGCGCCGTTCACCGAGATCCAGCTCCGCACGCACGACCAGGCCGTGGCCGACCAGTTCAAGGCGCGCGGCGAGTACACCCTGACGATCTCCGTGGAGCCGGTCCCGGAGCCCGTCGAAACCTGAAACACCCAAGCCGAGAAGGGCAACGGGTTTGTGGTGACCCCGGGGCTTCGGCCCCGGGCGATCCCTAAGCTCGAAGCCAGCATGTAGTCGAGAGTCAGCATCCCCCGATGGGGGCGCACAGTTTCTGTAGCGTGGAGCAGTTGGTAGCTCGCCGGGCTCATAACCCGGAGGTCGCAGGTTCAAGTCCTGCCCGCTGCAACCAGAATTCAACCCGCCGATGGTGGCACATGGGTTGAGTGCGGACCCCGGGGGCTTCTGCCCTCGGGACTCGCTTTCAGCACCAGCCACAAAGCTCCCCAGCAGCGATGCAATCGCCTCCCCCTCGGGGGGATACCATGGGGAGCATGTGCAACATCTACGGCACCCTCAGTGAGGAGCAGTTAGAGCTGTTCCTCGGCCTCGATGACCAGATGTCGTGGGAGCAGCCCACGTGGGCGCCCGTGCTGGGCCCGCTCGCGCGCGGGCCGTTCGTCATTCGAGGCCTGCGGCCCATGGTCGGCCAGTGGGGCATGATCCCTCCAGGCTCGCGCGACCGCGTGCCGCGCCTGCCGCCCAAGCCCGGGCAGCAGCAGGGCGCCCGCATGGGCACGAACAACGCGCGGCGCGAGCGCATGAAGACCGCGCCCACCTTCCGTCGAGCCTGGGCCGATGGCCACCGCTGCCTGATCCCTGCCGCGTGGTTCCAAGAACCGTACTGGGGCATCACGCACGCCGATCCTCTGACGCGCTGGGAGAAAAGCGTGGCGTGGCGCTTTGCGCGCGCCGATGGCGAGCCCTGGATGCTGGCCGGCCTGTGGGGCACGTGGACCGATCCGGCGAGTGGCGAGATGGTGGCGAACTTCACCATGATCACGCAGAACTGCGATGGTCACCGGCTGCTGGCGCTCATGCACAAGCCCGACGTGGACCCCCGCACCAAGGAGCCGCTGCCGGTCGAGAAGCAGGACAAGCGCACGGTGGTGCCGATCGAACGCAGCGCCTGGCGCACGTGGCTGGAGGGCACGCAGGCCGAGGCCGAGGCGCTGATCACCGTGCCGCCCGCCGAGGCGTTCGCCCACGGCCCGGCCGATCCGACGAGCGAGGTCCGCCTGCCACTCTGACGCCCGGGCGATACTGTACATTCATACAGTATCATGAGGGCTTCAATCTATCGCTTGCGCGCCAGCGGCGTGCCGCTCCCACAGCCGCAGACGCCGGTGGTGGGCGACTTTCGCCTCACCAAAGAGAAGCGCGGCGACGAGACGATGAAGGTTGCGCGCCTGCTGGGCGACAGCAAGCTGGAGGCGCTGCCCCCGCTGATGAAGGCCGATGTCACAGTGGTCAGCGAGTACGGCATGGTGGTGCACGGCATCGAGGCACACAGCCGCGGCGGCTTGAAGTCGAGTGTGAGGTGGGGCCCACAGACCTGGTGGGTGTTCATCCTCACCGAGCACGCCATCGAGCGCTTCGAGAGCGAGAACCCGCTGGAGACGATGGCCGACGAATTCCGCTCAACCTCGTCCATTGGCAGAGCGCGCAAACCACCCGGCTGACGTGGCAAGCATGGCACCGTCAGGCCCCAGTTTCTCACTGGGGGCAGCATGCCGGCGCAACTGGACACGAAGAAGGCGCACCTGACGCGCTACCACGGCGACATCGCCGTGATCTTCACCTGGATCAACGACGAACGCGCGATGGTGCTGATCCCGCACCGCCGCGCTGGCGCGCCGTGGTACTGCGTGATGGAGGGTGCCGCCTACACCTGGGACGACTCCAAGAGCGAGAACGTCGCCACGGTCGCCCGCAAGGCCATGAAGGCCTGCGAGGTGCTGGGCATCGAGCCCAACATCACCAACGTGCGCCGCCTGGCCGCGCTGATCATCGACGGCCTGCCGGACCTCATCCGCATGCCCAGCTCGCCGCCGAACGAGGTGTATCGCGGCAGCTTCGGCCGCATGGTGCTGCGCGGCGCCGGCGAGGTGCTGGCGGAAGAAGACATCCGCATGGAGAAGGAGGGTGTGACCTATGGCTAACGCCCTTGAGGTCACGCCGCGCCGCGGCCGCGCGCCTGGCGACGACTACTACCGGCGCATGGGCCTCACGCGCGAGGAGCAGGAGGCCGTCGAGGGCGACCGCGCGCCGGCTCACCCCTTCGACGGGCCAGACGCGCGCGCCACGCTGCGCAAGCTGCTGGAGTGGTTCTACTACGAGCGCGACAAGCAGGCCCACAACCGCCTCGAAATGGCGATGGATGCCGACTTCTACGACAGCATCCAGTGGGATCCAGAAGACGCCCAGGCCCTGCGCGACCGCGGGCAGATGCCCCTCGTCTACAACGAAGTCGCGCCCATGTGCGACTGGCTCATCGGCACCGAGATCCGAACGCGCGTGGACTGGAGCGTGCTGCCGCGCACCGAGGACGACGTGCAGCTCGCCGACGTGAAGACGAAGACCCTCAAGTACGTCTCCGATGTCAACCGCGTGCCGTCCAACCGCTCGCGCAGCTTCTCCGATGCCATCAAGGCCGGCCTCGGCTGGATCGACGACGGCGTGCGCGATGACCCCACGCAGGACCGTATCTACAACCGCTATGAGGACTGGCGCAATGTCCTGTACGACTCTCTGAGCTACGAGCTGGACCTGTCCGACGCCCGCTACGTGTTCCGCTGGCGCTGGGTCGATGAGGACATCGCGCTGGCCATGTACCCCGATCGCGCCGACGCCATCCGCGCCGCGGTCGAGAACCACCAGACGCAGACGATGTCCGACTGGGAGGAAGACACCTGGTACACGTCCGAGGAGCTGCTTTCGGGTTCCAAGACCGGCACGCTGCGCGCCTCAGGCCAGGGGATGATGATCGACGCCAAGCGCCGGCGCGTGAAGATCTACGAGGCCCAGTACCGCATGCCGGCCGACTCGAAGATCGTGGCCGACGGCCCCCTGCAGGGCGTGTTCTTCGACCCCCGCGACAAGGCACTGTCGATGCACCTGGCCGTCAACAACTACCAGGTCATCGACAAGGTGGTGATGCGCGTGCACATGGCGCTGTTCACCGAGTCCCACATGCTGCGCATGGGCGTGTCGCCCTATCGGCACAACCGCTTCACGCTCACGCCTGTCTGGTGCTACCGGCGCGGCCGAGATCGCCTGCCCTACGGCGTCATCCGCCGCGTGCGCGACATTCAGCAGGATCTGAACAAGCGCGCGAGCAAGGCGCTGTTCCAGATCAACACGCAGCAGATCATCGCGGAGGACGGCGCCACGGACGACTGGGATGAACTGCGCGAGGAGGCCGGTCGACCCGATGGCCTCATCATCGGCAAGTCCGGTAAGAAGTTGGAGATCCGGCCGGGCGTGGACGTGGCTGCAGCGCAGGTGCAGATGATGACCCTGCAGGGCCAGGCCATCCAGAAGAGCGGAGGTGTGGCGCAGGAGAACATGGGTCGGCCCACCAATGCCGTGTCCGGCCGGGCCATCGAAGCGCGTCAGATGCAGGGCAGCGTGGTCACCACCGAGCCCTTCGAGAACCTGCGCCTTGCCACCCAGGTATCGGGTGAGAAGCAGCTCAGCAATGCCGAGCAGTTCTACACCGAGCAGAAGATCATGCGCCTCACCGGCGCCAAGGGCGCGATCGAGTGGGTGAAGATCAACCAGCCCGAGGTGCAGCCCGACGGCTCGGTGCGCTGGCTCAACGACATCACGGCCAGCAAGGCCGACTTCATCGTGAGCGAGGCGGACTACGCCGGCACCCTGCGCCAGGTGATGTTCGAGAACCTGCAGCAGATCGCCCAGCGCCTGCCGCCCGAGATCGCGCTGCGTCTGCTGATCATTGCCTACGAGTTCTCCGACCTGCCCAACAAGGACGAGATCGCCGGCGAAATCCGCCGCATGACGGGTGAGCGCGACCCCAACAAGCCGATGACGCCCGAGGAGACGGCGCAGGCCGAGCAGCAGATGCGCGCCCAGGCCGAAGCGCTGGAGGTGCAGCGCCAGATGGCTCTGGCCTCCCTGGAAGAGACGCAGGGCAAGGCCCGCAAGCTCATGGCAGAGGCGAACAAGATCGAGGCCGAAGCGCAGGCCGTCGCGGCAGGCGAGGGCGGTGACATCACGCCCGCGGTGCAGCAGGCCGTGGCGCAGCTCCGCCAGGAAGCCGACCAGGTGATCGAGAAGCTGTCGGCCGACCTGCAAAAGGCCCGCTCGGACCTGGCCAACCGCACGTTGCAGATCCGTGCCGACTCCGATTCCAAGCTGGAAGCCGCGCGCATCGACGCCGACGCCAAGATCCGCATCGCCGAGATCCAGGCCGACGCCAACAAGGTGCTGGAGCGCTTCGCCAAGACCGTCGACGACCTGCGCTCGGGCGTCGAGGCGCGCCTGGCCAAGGCCGAGCAGCAGGCCCGCGACCGCGAGATCGACCTGCGCGAGGAGGTGGTCGAGGCGCGCGAGGGTGAGCGCGACGCGAAGAAGAAGGCCAAGGCCAAGACGGAAGGCAAAGCTGAATGAGCCCGGACGAAATGGCACTCGCAGAAGAATCCCGCCGCACCGGAACACCCGTCGAGGTCCGCCTCACGGAAAGCACGCTCGCCTACATCGACGAGCGCGTGGCTCTGGCCGTCGAGAAGGGCATCGGCAAGGCGATGAACCACGAGAACGCCAAGGCCTTCTGGATGGCGGGACTGGACGTGCTGCGCACCGAGGCGCAGGACCACGCCGGGCGCATCGTCATCGGCGGCATCCGGGGCCTGATCAGCAAGGCCTTCACGTTCCTGGTGCTGGGCGGCATCGTGTATGCCGTTGGCGGGTGGTCCGCACTGGGCCGGCTCTGGTCGTTCCTCTTCCACAGCGCGACATGAAGCTCGTGGCCGACCTCATCGACCTGGGCGTGACGCCGACGCAGGCGCGCGCCTTCGCCGAGCCGCTGCACGCGGCCATGGCGCTGCATCACATCCTCACGCCACAGCGGCGTGCGGCCTTCCTGGCCCATGCCGTGATCGAGACGGCGCGGCTGTCGAGCCTGGAAGAGAACCTGCGCTACAGCGACCCCGAGCGCATCGCGCGGATCTTCCGCACCGGCTTCGACCTCGATGGCGACCGCGTGGTGGACCCGGAAGAGATCGAGTTCGCCAAGGGCTTCGTGCGCCAGCCCGAGAAGCTGGCCAACCGCGCCTATGCCAACCGCAACGGCAATGGCGACGAGGCATCGGGCGATGGCTGGCGGTACCGCGGGCGGGGCATCTTCCAGCTCACCGGGCGCGCGAACTACCGCGACGCCTCGGTGGGCGTGGGCCTGGGCGCCGTGTACCTGCACAAGCCCGAGCTGGTGGCCCAGCCGACCGATGCCTGCGTCACCGCGGCGTGGTACTGGGTCACTCGCGGCTGCAATCAGATGATCGACGCGGGCGACTTCGCCGCCACCACGCGCGCCATCAACGGCAAGGCGATGCTGCACCACGCTGAGCGCCTGGCCCTGTTCGAGGAAGGCCTGCAGGTGCTGGCCGCATAAGGAGTCAACGATGGTCAATGTCCCCATTCAGATCGCCCTGGCGCTCGCGCCAGTGGTCCCCGAGATCCTGCGCTGGATCACCGGCGACGACAAAAGCAAGGCCGCCGAGGTGGCCGAGCAGGTCGTAGGCGTGGCCGAGCGCGTCACCGGCAAGTTCGGCATGGAGGCGGCCGAGGCAGTGCGCGCCGACCCCAAGCTGATGATCCAGTTCCGCACCCGCGTGCTCGAGATCGACGCCGAGCTGGACATGGCCTACCTCGCCGATCGCCAGGACGCGCGCAAGCGCGATGTCGCGCTCGCCCAGGCAGGCCACGACAACCGCCGCAAGGACGTGATGATCGTTGGCGCCGTCGTCGGTCTGCTGGCCTGCCTGTGGGTGCTCGTGTTCTTCCGCAACCAGATCCCGGGCGAGGTGGTGGGCATTCTGTCCACGATCTCGGGCCTGTTCGGCGCTTGCCTGCGCGACGCCTTCCAGTTCGAGTTCGGCAGCTCGCGCGGCAGCGCGTCGAAGTCGCAAGACCTGCAGGTGGTGATCGACCGGCTCACGCCGCCCCGCACCCCGTAACGGTTGTCTCCACGGTGGTGGACCCTGCACTTCGCAGTGCGCCACCTTCGCCCCGGCCGGCGCAAGCCCGTCGGGGCTTTTTTCGTGGCAAGCATGGCACCTTTGGCTGGTCCCACACCCGCACCGTCTCAGGAGGCCCGCCATGTCCATCAATCGCCCGCGCGGCGGCTTCGTCAACGCCGATGCCACGGCGCCGGCGTTGCGCTACGAGCCCGTCATCAAGGCCGACCAGAGCCTGCCGGGCGGCCCGTGTCGCGGGCTGCTGGTGGGCGGTGCTGGCACCGCGAACCTCATGGACGCCTCGGGCGAGATCCGCGCCAACGTGCCGCTGCAACAGGGCTTCAACCCGCTGCAGGCGCAGCAGGTCCGCACCGGCGGCACCGCCACCGACATTTGGGCGCTGTACTGAGCGCCGCCACCACCACACCAGCAGGAGCCCACTATGCCGCGCCAACGCCACCCCGATGCACTGGACAACGGCCTCGCATACATCCGCGCCAATGCGAACCTGATGGCCCTCGTCAGCTCGTTCACCTTTGGCGACAGCTTCGCTACCCTGATGGGCCGCGTCCTGGCGGCCGCCTCGATCTCGTCGGCCGACATGACGCTGGGTAGCAGCGGCAACAACCGCACGCTGTCGGTGGCCGCCAAGACCGATAGCGCGGCCGACGCAAGCGGCGGCGGCGCCAACAACCACACGGTGCTGTTCGACACCGTGAACTCCAAGGTGCTGGAGGTGACGGAGGAGTCGGCCAAGCAAGCGATCATCGCCGGCAACCAGGTCAACATGGCCGGCTTCGTCATCACCGCCACCCAGCCCGTGGCCCCCTGAGGAGGTGGCATGCCCACTCCTCGGGCCGATTCCTACTCGGGCACGCCCGGCGCGCCGCTGTACGCGGGCATCGAGCCGCCTTCGTCCGGCGGGCCGCTGCGCCAGATCACGGACATCACCTTCCGTTCGACCTCGGGCTCCCCGCAGTCGAACGTACCGGTGACCTTCGGCCAGCCCTTCAAACTCACCGAGTTCGACCCCTCCACCGAGTCGCTGTATGGCCTGGTGGACGGCAGTGTGGTCCCGCTGCAGTTCGACGCAGTCGCCTCCCACAAGAGCAGCACGAACGCGCGCCTGGCTGTCATCAGCGCGCAGATCCCCGCCCTGGCCGCCAACGGCACCAAGGCCATGCAGATTTGGGCGGGCGACAAGTTCACGCAGCCCAGTGGCAGCTTCAACACCGACGGCTGGGATCCTGTCGTCGTCGCCACCATCGGTGGTGTCGCCTGGACCGCGGCGCCGCGCGCTCAGCTCCTTGCGCAGATCGCGGCGAACACCGGCATTCGCCTCAATGGCCCGGTCGCCAAAGAGTTCCGCGTCTCGGTGCCATTCAAGAACCCGTCGAATGCCGACCACGCGCACCTGCGCCTGCACGTCGACGTGTGCTTCTACGCGAACGGCTCGATCTACACTGACTTCATCTTTGAGAACGGGTGGCTCCTGCAGGCCAGCCCCGCAGACCTCACCTACTCGGTGAGCTGCACCCAGGGCGCCGGCGGCTCCGCCATCTTCACGCAGGCCAGCTTCACGCACCGCCACCACGCGCGCTGGCACAAGGAGGTCTGGAGCGGCGCGGGCGAGCAGGTGCGCCCGCTGCACAACAAGGCCTATTTCCTCGACTCGAAGGCGACGTGGAACTACAACCGTGAGCGCTCCGTGGCGTCCGGTGCCCTGACCACGATCCAGAACAACCTGAGCATGGGCGGCACCGGCCCGATGGCCACGGGAGGCCTCACCACCGACATGCCGGGCACGGGTGGCCGCGACGAGATCGCGCCCATCCCGAAGTGGTGCGCCATGTGGCTGCTGTCGCAGGACGAGCGCGCATGGCAGGCGATGCTGCGCAACGCCGATGCCAGCGCCACCGCGCCGGTGCACTTCCGCGATCAGACCTCGGGCCTGCCGGTGGACGTGGTGTCGCGACCCAACATCGCGGTTCGCTTCGGCACCTCCAGCCCCTCGGTGCCCTCTGGAAGCGCGAACCCCACCTGGACGCCCGACATCGCCCACCAGGGTTCGTACTGCTACATCCCCTACCTGGTCACCGGCCGCAATTTTTACCTGGAGGAAATGACCTTCTGGACGGCCTGGAACATCGCGGCGGTTGATCCATCGGGCCGTGGCACCTCGCAGGGCCACATGGGCTCGGAGCAGCTTCGCGGTGCGGCCTGGGGCTTCCGCTCCATCCTCGAATGCGCCTTCGCGCTGCCCGACAACCACGCGCAGAAGACCTACTTCCGCACGATCGCCAACAACAACATCGCCTTCTTCAACACCAACTTCACGGTGGACGGCGACAACACCTACATCTTCAAGCTCGGCGGCTTGAAGGGGATCTACAACGACAACGAGATCCCGGGCTACGAGAACGATTTCTTCATGTACGTGGCCTCCTGGGCCATCGAGAACGGCGAAACCGGCCTGCAGGCCACCTTCAACAACATCGCTCGCTACGGCGTCGGCCGCTTCACCGCGGCGGTGCAGGCCCTGGGCTTCTGCACCTCGAAGGGCGCGCACTACTGGAACGTCTCCCGCTCGGGCGGCAACCCCATCACCGATTGGGCGACCTACGGCACCGCCAACGGATCCGGGCCCACCTGCGGCACGGTGGCCAACGGCGACGGCGCCTATCCCGACTGGGCCGAGGGCTACGCGGCGGTGTCGCGCGGCATGTTGGGCGCCGCGACGAACGCCGGTCACGCCGATGGCGCTGCTGCCTATGCGCGCTGGCTGACGTTCACGCCCAACCTGGCGCCTGACTTCGCCAACAGCCCGCAGTACGACATCGTGCCGAGGTAAGGACGCGCCATGGCAAAGCCCATCATCGTCGACGCCTTCGCCATCGACCTCGGCAACACGATCGATCCGGAGGTTGTGCTCCCGGAGGATGTGCCTGCTGGCGCGAACGTGGTCGCGATCTTCCTCGGTGGAACGAACGACAGCGACCTCAACGTGGTTGCGATCTCGTCGGACTTTTCCGGCTCGTTCGTGCAGCAGGAGTTGGCCTCCAGCTATGAGGGCTACGGCATCTGTGCGGCGACCGCTGCGCTCTCGGCCTTCGGCCCAGGGCGCACGCTCTCCGTCGACTGGAACGTGGCGCCGCCCTACGGCCCCTATTGCGTGGCGGTGTTCCTGAAGGTAGACGACCCCGCTGACTTCGCAGCGGCGGCAGGCCTTGGCCGCCTGGCCGGCACCAACGTCTCGGCGAACCCGAGCAACGCCAATGACCTGGTGCTCGCTGCACACATCGTCTATGGCGACACGGCGCCCGCGCTTCCCGCAGGCGGCACGAACGTCTATGTGAGCCCGGGCCCGATCCGCGACACCTTGATGCGGGTGTCGGTGGTCCCCACGGTGATGCCCACCACCACGGTGACCATGCCAGCAGGCGACTACGCCGCCATGGCTGTGCTGCCGCTCAAGGACAAGGGCGGCGTCAGCGACACTACGCCGCCGACGCTCACCTCGCCGACTGGCACCAAGACGGGCAGCAGCACGGCCACCGGCACGGTGTCCACCAACGAAGCCAATGGCACGGCTTATGCCGTGGTGACCACGTCGGCGACCGCGCCCACGGCGGCCCAGGTGCGCGCTGGCCAGGACCACACCGGCGCCGCGGCGGCGTGGGCCGGAAATCAGGCTGTGGGCTCCACGGGGGTCAAGACCTTCAACGCCACGGGCCTCGCGGGCAGCACCACCTTCCGCTACCACTTTCATCAACGCGACGCCGCGAACAACGATTCCGCCGTGGTCACGTCGGCGGCCTTCACCACTGACGCGCCAGCCGACACGACGCCGCCCACGCTGAGCAGCCCCACGGGCGCGGCCACGGGTACGACCACGGCCAGCGGCTCAGTCTCGACGAACGAAGCCAACGGCACGCTGTATCGCGTCACGACCACCAACGCAACCGAATCGGCGGCCACGGTGAAGGCGGGCGCCTCGCAGGCCGTGACAACCACGGGCGTGCAGAACATGGGCGCCACGGGCCTCACGCCTGGCACGACGTACCGACACCACTACCTGCACCGCGACGCAGCCGGCAATGACTCGGCTGTGGTGTCGAGCGCGCCTTTCGCCACCACCTCATCGGATACGACCGCGCCCATCCTGAGCGCTGGCTCCGCCGTGGTGGAGTCGAACGCGCTGATCGTTGTGGGCGCCACCACGGACGAGGGCAACGGCACCATGTACCTGGTGCTCACCAGCTCGTCGACGCCGCCCAGCGCCACGCAGGTGCGCAACGGCCAGGACCACACGGGTGCCGCGGCGGCCCTCGCGGCGAACCAGGCGATCGGCTCGGCCGGCGCCAAGTCGTTCAACGCCACTGGCCTCGCTTCGCTCACGGGCTACTACCCCTACCTCGTGCACCGCGATGCCGCAGGCAACGATTCGTCGGTACTGGCCATCGGCCTGCGCACGACCTTCCGCGACGGCGCGACTGGCCAGTACATCCTGGACAACACCGGGCCCGTGGGCGGCGCGCCGGCCGGCATCCTCTTCAACGACGTTGACGCCGGCGACGAGGACAAGTGGTTCAGTTTTCGCATCGTCACGCCGCCGGTCAACGACGAAGACTTCGACATCGACCCGCAGGGCCGCTTCACCTACACGGGCCCCAGCGCCGACTTCTTCGAGTACCAGCTCGAGGTCGATGGCGTGGACGTGGGAAGCCCCGTGCGGGTCGACCTGTACGACGAGGGGCACGTCGCCACGCCCGCGAATTCGGTGTCTGGCAGCACCTCGACCGCGTCCTCGGCGACGCAGGTGCAGAAGGCCGAGCCCGCGGGCTCGGTGTCGGGCTCGACCAGCTCGGCTCCGTCTGCCACGCAGGTGCAGCAGGCCACGCCAGCCGGGTCTGTCTCTGGCTCCACTTCCACGGCGTCGTCGGCGACGCAGGTCCACCAGGTAACGCCCGCGAATTCGGTGTCTGGCAGCACCTCGACCAGCAACACGGCCACGCACCCTCCCGAGCCCAGCGAAGGCGGCCACCGCACCGGCGTGTCCATCGCCCTGCGGATCTCGCTCTGAGCGCGTGGCAAGCATGGCAGGCTCCCGCGCGATCGTCACCACCGCCACCGGAGAACCACCATGGCCAAGTCGAAGAAGTCCCACTGCTGCATCGGCCCCGATGAGGAGTGGCGCGCCGAGTCGGACGCTCGCACGTTGATCGAGGCCGAGAAGATCAAGGCCGACGCGAAGCGCCTGGAGAAGGCCCGGGCCTGGGCCGCCAAGCAGGTGCAGGACGCGGCGGCGGTGGCGGCGACCAAGCCCACCACCTGATTCCGTTTCCCCTCACCACCACCAAGGAGCGCGCATGAGTGCAGCCGACAACACCGCTTTCGACAAGGATCTGCTCGGAACCCTCACGGATGAAGAGCGGGCCGCGATGGCCGAAAGCGAGCACACCCCCGAGGAACTGGCCGCCCTGGCCGAGATCGCTGGCGACACGCCCGCGGCTGTCAAGCCCGGGCAGGAGGTCGACGACGATGGCGACGATGACGACGACGAGCCCGCTGCAGCGACGCCGGCCGCCGCCCCAGCAGCCGCGCCCGCCGATGCTGCGCAAGCGCCCGCCGCCGCCCCGGCCGAGCCCACTGCAGCCCCTGCTGCCGCACCCGCAGCGCCGGCGGAAGTGGAGGACGACGATGCCGCGCCGCGCCAGCGCTACAAGGCCGAGCTGCCCGCCGACTACGACGCGCAGATGCAGTCGATCAAGGAGCAGGACGCCGACGCCCGCGCCAAGTTCAAGGCCGGCGAGATCGACATCGACGAGCGCGATCGCCTGATCGACGAGGCGCGCGAGAAGCGCGAGGAGCTGCTGGTGCAGCGCGCGCGCGTCGAAACCCTCAACACGGCGAACGAGCAGGACGCGCAGGCGCAGTGGCAGGGTGCCATCAGCACCTTCATGAAGGACACCAAGGCGCTGCCGGCCGAACAGGGCGGCCTCGACTACAGCAAGGATCCGGCGAAGCTCAAGGACTTCGACATCTTCGTTCGGCACCTGGCCAACGACGACGCCAACGCGACGCGCTCCTCGCGCTGGTTCCTGGCCGAAGCGCACAAGCGCGTGCTGGCCCTGCACGGCCTCTCCGCGCGCGCGCCGGCACCGAGCCCTGCGCCCGCCGCCACTCCCGCTGCTGCGCCGGTCGACCCCAAAGCCACGGTGAAGGCCGCCGCCGCTCAGCGCAGCGCCGCCGATGCAGCGAAGGCCGCTGCCGAGGCCTCGCTGGCCCAGGTGCCGGGCGGCGAAGGGCAGGGCGACCTCGGCGGCGACGAGTTCGCCGACATCATGAGCCTGGAGGGCCAGGACTACGAAGACGCCATCGCTCGCATGACGCCCGCGCAGCGCGAGAAGTTCAAGCAGGGATGACCGACATGGCGAAGCAGCCCGGCCTCGTGATCGACATCCGCGCAGGTGAAGAACTCGCGGTGTCCGGGCCTGCTCGCATCACCCTCATTCACAAGAGCGGGCAGTTCGCACGGCTGCGTGTGATCGCCGCGCGCGACGTGAAGATCGAGCGCAAGGCCGAGGACAACGGCCGCAACGTCGTACCAAGCATGGCAACGTGATGCCCTAGCTGCAAAGCTGATCGTGGGCGCAGGAGTGCTCCAAAAAAGTGTCAACTTTTAAGGAGTTCTCTCAATGGCACGCACCATCATCGGCGTGAACGACGCCAAGGCCGTCAAGAAGTGGGCCGGCCTGCTCGCCTACGACACGAGCCACAAGTCCTACTTCAACCAGCGGTTCATGGCGCGCGGTGCCGAGGCCGAGGTGCCCATCCAGATCCTCACCGACCTGGAGTCCGACGCCGGCGAGACGATCAGCTACGACCTGCTGGCCGAACTCAAGATGGCCCCCGTCGAGGGCGAGGACATCCTCGAAGGCAAGGAAGAAGGCCAGCGCTTCTACACGGACCAGATCTACATCGATCAGGCCCGTTGCGGTGTGAACACCGGCGGTCGCATGACCCGCAAGCGCACGCTGCACGACCTGCGCGAGAAGGCCAAGCGCCAGCAGTCGAGCTGGTGGGCCCGCCTGCAGGATGAGCTGCTGTTCATCTACCTGTCCGGCGCGCGGGGCATCAACCCCAACTTCCTGCTGCCGCTGGCCTACGCCGGCCGCGCCAACAACGCTCTGGTGAGCCCCGATGCGCAGCACACGCTGTACGGCGGCGACGCCACCGCGTTCAACAACATCGACGCCAACGACAAGCTCGACCTGAGCCTGATCGACAAGGCGAAGACCCGCGCGGACAGCCAGGGCGGTGGCGCCACCGACATCCCCGTGCTGCAGCCCGTGAAGATGGACGGCGAAGAGACCTTCGTGTGCGTGATGCACACCTTCCAGGAAGACGACCTGCGCCGCAACACCAACACGGGCCAGTGGCTGGACATCCAAAAGGCCGCCGCCGGTGCCGAAGGCCGCAAGAACCCGATCTTCAAGGGCTCCCTGGGCATGTACCGCGGCGTGATCCTGCACAGCCACCGCAACGCCATCCGCTTCAACACGGCGGGCGCTGGCGGCAACGTGGAAGCCGCGCGCGCCCTGTTCATGGGCTCGCAGGCCGCCGTGGTCGCCTTCGGCTCGCCGGGCACCAACATGCGCTTCGACTGGCACGAGGAAACCCGTGACAACGGCGACAAGGTGGTGATCTCCACCTCCTCGATCTTCGGCGTCAAGAAGGTCACCTTCACCACGCCGGTGGGCGCGCAGGACTTCGGCCTGTTCTCGCTCGACACCGCCTGCGCGGCTCGCTGATCGGCCAGGCCACAACCCACTGATCAAGGAGAACCCACATGTTCGCCAACAGCAACGACTACCTCACCGGCCGCAAGCCGGTGATCTTCCCCGCCGGCTCCGACCTGGTGGCGGTGCGCTTCGCTCTGCAACTGCCCCTCGCGGATCTCGCGCTCAACGACTGCGGCGCCATCGGCATCCTGCCCGCCGGTTGCGTGCCGGTGGATGTCCTCGTCGACGCTGACGACCTGGACACCGGCGCGGCCGCGCTGGTCCTGCAGGTCGGCGTGCTCAACGCCGCCGAGGACAACCTGTCCACCGACGCCGACGACGGCGGCGCGCACTGGGGTGCAACCGCTGCCGCCAACGCGGCCTTCCAGCAGCGCCTCGCGCCCAACGGCAAGGCCATGGTCAACGTCAAACCGAAGAACGTCGATCGCAAGATCGGCCTCAAAGTGGCCACCGCGCCCACCGCAGCTCAGGCCGGCGAAGTCGGCGTGACGCTGATCTACCGCGCGGCCTGATCGTTCACGGGCACCCCGTGGCGAAGTGAAGGGGGTGGAGCGATCTGCCCCCTTTTTTCATTGAACGAAGGAGCACCATGAAGCTGCAAACGTCCATCAAACCGCGCCTCGACGGCACGGTCAAAGTTACGGGCCAGGATCGCCAAACGTACACGTTTGCACCTGGTCCCGACGGCGCCCTCGAATGCGACATCGAGGACGCCGCCACCCTCAAGCTGCTGCTGCGCACCGACAACTTCTGGCCCACCACGCCGGAGGACAACGAGATCGCGATGGCGCTGCTCAACCCTCCGGGCGCTGGCGACCTGGACGCCGATGACGGGCGCGACCCCGCCGACAAGACCGACCAGGACTTGGACCTCGACGACGACGACGACGGCGATCCGAACGCGCCGCCTGTGGAGGGCACGGACAACCCGCCGAAGGGCAATGGCCTCGCGCCGGAAACGGATCCCGAGAAGCGCACCGACAAGGGCAGCGTGGCCAACCCGCTGACGGACGCCGATGCCGCCGCCGACCTGGCCGGCACGCCGCGCCCCACGGCTGACGCTGCGACGCTGCTGGGCTCCGACAAGTTCGAGGCCGTGATCGCCATCGGCGAGAAGCAGTACCAGCTCGTCGACGTGGTCGCGCTGGCGCACGCCGCCAGCGGCCTGCCCGTGGACGCCTGGAACGCCCTTGGCGAGCAGGAGCGCGACGACCTCATCGCCGACCAGATCGACGCCATGGAGGAGGCCGATGGCGCCACCGGTGGCCAGCCGGATGAGGCCAACACGCCCCCGAAGACCGCGCCGGACAAGGCCGCACGCCACAACGCGGCCGTGCAGAAGGCCAAGAAGCGCGAAGCCGCGGCGAAGTGAGGTGAGGCATGCGGGCCTGGTCGTACTGGTTCCCTGACCTCGCGCCGCACCTGCCGGGATGCCCGAACATCCTCATGGTGCACGAGCTGCGGCGCGCGGCCCAGGTGTTCTTCGAGCGCTCGCGCGCATGGCGGGTGGACCTTGGTCCTCTGCCCGTGGGCGCGAGCGCTGAAACCATCGCGCTGCTGCCCGCCGATGCCTCAATGGACCTCGTCGAACTCGAGGCCGCTTGGTATGACGGCAAGCTGATGGACCCCGTGACGCCGGAAGAGCTCGACCGGGCCTACTCGGACCAGTGGCGCACGCACACCGGCACGTCGACCAAGTACATGGAGATGGAGCCGGGCGTGCTCACGCTCTACCCCAAGCCCATGGCGGCCGCTGCCGAGGGCGTGCGTGCGCGCCTGATCGTCAAGCCCAGCGACATCTCGCAGGGCCTGCCCGACGAGATCGCCAAGCGCTACCACGAGGCCATGCACATCGGCGCCAAGGCGCGGCTCATGGTCTACGCCAAGAAGCCCTGGACCGATGCGCAGATGGGCGTGGCCTACGGGGGCATGTTCTCGGCCCTGACCGATTCCGCCCACACCCGGGCGGCCAAAGCCAACGTGCGCGCGCGCATCCGCAACAGCGTGAAGTGGTGCTGACATGACCCCCCAGTCGATCATCCTGCTCGCGCGCTACGTCCTGAACGACCGCGGCACCAGCGCTGCCTCGCTACGACAGTCGAACGATGAGTTGGTCGGCTATGTGAACCAGGGCCTGCGCGAAATCGCCGCTGCCCGCGCCGACCTGTTCTCGTCCGTGGTGTCGCACCCCTGCGCCGACGGCAAGGTGGACCAGGCGCTCACCTTCGCCACGGCGCAGCGCGTCCTCGACGTGCTGTGCATCACCGATGGCGCGGCGATCACGCCCATGGACCGCTTCACGATGGACCAGTTCCGGCCCACCTGGCGCACGGACCCGGCTGGCCCAGCCGAGCACTGGGCTCCGCTGGAGGCTGACCCCCTCCGATTCTTCATCTACCCGCCGGCGCCGTCTGGCCAGCACGTCGACGTGCGCTACGCGCGCCTGCCGGCTCAGTACGCCCTGGAGGACGCGATCACGGAGCTGCCCGAGAGCTTCGAGCCGGTGCTGGCCGACTACGTCATCTACCGCAGCGAGAGCAAGGACGACGAGCACGTGCTGACCGAGCGCGCCGCTGCGCACTACACCGCCTTCAAGGCCAAGCTCGGGAGCGCCTGATGCAACTCTTCAAGAACAACGCCTTCTCGACGCTGGCCGCGGCGATCGACAACGTCGAGGGAACCCTCACGGTGGCCAGCGGCCAAGGGGACAAGTTCCCCGAGGTGGTGGCACCCCACTTCGTGATGGTCACCCTGCAGGACGCCTCGAACAACATCGAGATCGTGAAAGTCACGTCGCGCCTGGGCGGCGCCGACACGATGGCCGTCGAGAGGGCGCAGGAGGGCACCACGGCGCGCGCCTGGAACCTGGGCGACATCGTCGAGCTGCGCGTGACCGCGTTCGGGCTGCAGCCCCTGCAGGTCTTCGCTGGCGCTGCCACGGCACAGGCCATGCGCGACGCGATGGCCGTGCCCTCGCGCACCGGCGGCGATGCTTCCGGCACCTGGGGCATTTCAATCTCGGGTGTCGCGGCGACCGCCACCGCGCTGGCCACCCCGCGCAACATCAACGGCACGCCGTTCAACGGCGCGGCGAACATCACCACGTCCTACTGGGGCACCGCGCGATCTCTCACCGTTGGCGCCCAAACCCGGTCGGTCGATGGCTCGGCCAACGTGTCGTTCTCGCACAGCGAGATCGACGTGCCGCGACGCGATGGCACCGGCGCCACCGGCAACTGGGGCATCAACATCCTGGGCAATGCGAGCACGGCTACGCTCGCAGCCGGCGCGCTGAGCTTGACCTCGACCGCCACGATTCACAGCAACGCCACAGCCGTCACCCAGGCCGCGAAGAACGCCACGACCCAGGTGGCCACCACCGCATTCGTCGACCGCCTGCGCAGCCTCTTGCCTGGCATCACCAGTGGCCCTCTCGCTGAAACCGAGCGTGGCTCGGCGTGCCACGCGAACGGCAACATCACGGTTCCGGCCAACGTGTTCAGTGCCGATGACGTCGTCACGATCTACAACAACACTGCTGGCGCCATCAGCATCATCCAGGGAGCAGGGTTGACTCTGCGTCTGGTAGCAACCGCAACGACCGGCACGCGCGGCCTGCTGGCGCGGGGCATGGCGACGATCTTCTTCGTCTCCGCCACCGAGGCTGTGGTGTCGGGGGCCGGGGTCACCTGATGGCCGGCATCCACAACGCGCTGCTCGCCACGAAGGCCACCGAGCCCAAGATCTTCCTCGGGTCGGACACGGCGAACTTCAACCTGCGCACCGCGGCCATGGCCGCTGGCTGGGATGGCCTGCAGCCGCTGCGCGCCGAGGTGGAGATCCTGACCGGCGTGGTGGTCTATGCCACCTCGACTGGCATCTACGCCTTCGACACCGGCACCACGGCCTACCCAGCCGGCTCCACGCTCAAGCTCAAGATCAACTCAGGCGCCTACGTGGTGGGCATGGGTGGCGCGGGCGGTACCGGACGCAACAACGGCGGCGCGGGTGGTGGCGGCTGTGGTGGTGGAAGCGCGCTGCGCATCATCAACATCCCGGCCGAGATCCAGAACCTTGGCGTGATCGCTGGCGGCGGCGGCGGCGGTGGTGGCGGTGGTTATGGCGCCGGCCTTGCGGTCGGAGGCGGGAAGGACGCGCCCAACTACACGCACCACTCGCCTGGCGGTGGTGGTGGCGGCGGTCGGCCCGGTCGCACGAACGCTGGCGGCGGATCAGGCGCTGGTCAAGCAACGATCGTCATCGGCAACCCACCAGGTTCCGGGTCTGGATCCTTCGCGGGCAGCGGCGGCACAGCCACGTTCAGTGGGGGGCCTGGCGGCGGCGGTGGAGGCGCTGCCGCAACGAACGGCATGGGCACGACCTGCTATGGCGGCTCAGGTGGCAACGGCGGCGACTGGGGCGCCGGAGGCGGCACCGGTGGCACGGGCTTCTGGAGCAGTGCGCCGCCGTCGAACACCAGCGTAGGCGGTTACAGCGGCGGCGGCGGCGGCGCGGCCGTCGTCGGCAACTCGAACATCACCTGGACCGCGACAGGCACGCGGATCGGAGCAATCGCATGAACTGGCAAGCAACCATCATCAAGCACAACGACGACGGCCTCACCATGGACGTGCGCTACGCGCGCGAGGGCTACGAGCCGATCGTCGTCGGCGTCATGCTGCCCCCGGTGGGCGCTGACCTGCAGCAGCACGTCGCGCAGTACGCGCCGCTGTCCACCTGGCACTGGATCGATCAGACGATGGTGGATCGGTTCGCTCCGGCGGTGGGCACCGTGATCGCGGCGCCGCCGGTTGCTTCCTCTGCGCCTGCCCCTGCGCCGGTGCCCACCATTGAGCTGGAGCCCGTGCAGTGAGCGACTTCCGCTTCGAGCGCTACGAGGCCTTCGGCTGGATCGTGCACCGCAAGATCCTGGCGGTCGGCGAGCGCTTCGAGGTGCACGCCAACGGCGACATCGATGTGGCCAACGCGCCAGACGTGGCTGTGTGGACGCGCGGCCGGGTGCTGGTGGAGGAGCAGGGCACCGGTCGTCGCTTGCCCGATCGCCAGCCGGGCGACTCGATCCTGCGGCGCGGGCGCACGCAGGCCGGCCGCTTCGTGTGCACTGCCGCCGAGCCCAGCGAGTTCTGGTGCATCAACCGCGTGGCCAACCGCCGGCGCCAGCCGAAGCTGGCAGTACTCGACGCCGAACCGGGCCGCGAGCTGCGTCTGGTGCGCAACGCGCTGCTGTGCGAGGGCCGCGTGCGCGTGGGCGATGTCGAGCTGGCCGCGCCTCAGGCACTGGCCAAGGGCGCCCGCGTGGTGGTGCTCGAGCGCGCCATCGGCTTCCTGTTCATGGAGTGAGCATGCTGCGTCAACGCCTGTGGATGATCCCGATCGGGCAGTGGGTGGGCTACCTCGGCGCCGCGCTGGCGCTGTGGGCGCTGTGGGAGGGCTTGAGCCCGTGGTGGCTGCTCGCCTGGGCCTCGGGCCACGTCTTGGGCGGCCTGGCGATCTCGGTGGCGCTGCACCGCTATTTCACGCATGGCGCCTTCCAGACCACGCCCTTCTGGCACACCGCCATGGCGCTGGCCTCCTGCATCGTGCTGCAGGGCTCGCCGCTGGCCTGGGCGGCCGCGCACCAGACCCACCATGCCCATTCCGACGGTCAGGGCGACCCGCACGACACCCGGCTCTGGTACCTGCTGTGGAAGACCTACCGCGCCGTGCCCATGGTGCGCTGGCGCCTGCAGGCGCTCCTCGACGACCGGGTGCTGAAGGCCGTGCACCGCAATGCGCTGGTGGTGGCGCTGGCCTGGGTGCTGCTGCTGCTGGCGCTGGGCCTGGCCACCGGGACGTTCCTGGCGCCGCTGGTGTTCGGCTACTTGGCGCCTATGGGGACCGTGCAGCTCGTCGGCGCCGTGCACCAGGTGGCGAGCCATCGCGGCGGCGGCGCGCGCGATATGCCGTGGCTGGAGTGGCTGCTGCCGGCCGCCGGCGAGTGGCGCCATGCCCACCACCACGACCACCCCCGCGACGCGCAGCTCGGGCGGCGCTGGTGGCACCTGGATTACGGGTGGTGGTTCATTCGCGCGATTCGTACCAAGTGAGGCACAACCCCTGTCGGGCGCCGGCGGCGGCCCGACCTTCAGCCGCCACTTCTGGAAATCCGGAGAGCATCCATGATCATCACCGCCACCTCCCAACCCCTGCGCGTCGACTACCGCGTGCAAGGCAAAACCTACAGCGAAAACATGGAGGGCGATGCCTCCAAAGACACGGCCGAAGGCACCGTCTACCCGTTCGATTCCAAGGAGGTGGCGCCCGGCGAGGCCTACCCCGTCCCCGGCAACGCGGATGTGTTGCGCATCGTGCGCCTGGGCGGCGCCGCCCAGCCGAACGCGCAAGACGCCGCCTGATCGGGCGCGGCATGCGAAGCGGGGGAGGGTAGGCCATGGGTGGCATCGCCATCGCCCCGTTTCTCGGCATGCTGCCGCGTACTGCGCCGCGCCTTCTCGGTGACGGCGCAGCAGTCGACGCCACCAACGTCATCCTGACCTCGGGCGAGATCCGCCCGCTGCGTCAACCCCTCCTCGTCAACACGCCCTCCACCAGCGGCCCCTGGCAGTCGGTCTATCGGGCCGAGAACGTCGAAGGCGGCCAGAAGTGGCTCGCCTGGGCGAAAGAGGTGGATGTCGCCCGCGGGCCGCTGCCCGCCGGCATTCCCCCGCGCTACTACTGGACCGGCGACGGCGAGCCGCGCTATGCGTCCTACGAGGACTTGCCCGACGCGCCCTTCGCGGTCGGGGTGCCTCGTCCCAAGGGCGCGCCCACTCTCACCACCGACGGCGCTGGCACTGGCGCCACGGTCAATCGGGTCTACGTCTACACCTTCTATTCGGCGCTCAACGAAGAGAGCGCTGACTCGCCCGCCACCGCCGTGGTGCAAGGCAAGGTGGACGACACGTGGACGATCTCCGACATGGACGCCTTCCCGGCCAACGCCGGCACGGGCACCGCGGTGCACGCTGCGGGGGTCACCACCTTCACCAACACCGGCAACCACTGGCTGCGCGCCGGCGACGAGATCGAGATCGGCGGCGACAAGGTGCTGGTCACCGAGACGCCCACGAACGCCACGTTCCGCGTGCTCGGCGACTATGCGGCCGACACCGCCTGGGCCCGCGTGGCGCCGTGGAACACAGTGGGCATGAAGCGCCGGCTCTACCGGCAGGCCGGCTCGACGGCCAGTTTCCAGCTCGTCGACGACGATGTCGGAACGAGCTTCAACGACAACCTGAGCGACAGCGAGATCCTGGGCGACGAATTGATCTCGCAAGCCTGGGATCCTCCGCCGCCCGGCCTGCGCGGCCTGCGCGCGCTGCCCAACGGCTGCTTGGTGGGCTTCGTGGGCACCCAGCTCTGCTATTCCGAACCCCTGCAGCCCCACGCTTGGCCGGTGAGCTACCGGCGTGTGGCCAACTTCGAGATCGTGGGCGTCGAGCCCTTCGGCTCTAACGTGGTGGTGGGCACCCGGTCGGTGCCATACATGGCCGTGGGCGTGGAGCCGGCGACCGTGCAATTCGATGCGGTGCAGCAGCGCATGCCCTGCCTGGCCAAGCGCGGCATGGTGTCGGTGGGCGATGGCGTGCTGTACCCGACGAGCTACGGCATGGCCTACGTTGGCATGAAGGGCGCATTCATCTGGTCAGATGCCTTTTTCACCCGCGCCGAGTGGCCGCCGCTGCTGCCAGCGACCATGGTGGCCGTCGAGGCGCAGGGCCGCGTGTACGTGCGTTTCGGTCAGGTCGATGGTGCTCGCGGCGTGCTGGTCTTCGATGTGGCCGAGGGCCCCGTGGGCCTGACTTTGCTCAGCGACTTTCCCGACGAGATCTACTCGGATGCCGTGAACGGCCAGATGTACCTGGTGGACAGCGAGGGCATCAAGCTGTTCGACGCGGGCGATGGCGCGCGTCCTAACTACTCGTGGCGTTCCAAGGATCTGCACCTGTCCAAGCCGCTCAACTTCGGCGTGGCCAAGGTGGACCTCGTGTCCGAAATGACCGAGGGAGACTATGAGGCGGAGCAGGCCGCGTTCGAGGAAGCGGTCGCGGCCAACGAACTCCTCGTCGCCAACTACGCCGGGCTGGGCGCGCTCAACGGGCGGCGCATCAATGCCGGGATCCTGAACGGCTCGAACATCAGGAACATCGACCAGCCGGTGCTCGCTGGCGTCACCTTCACGCTGCTGCAGAACGGCAAGGTCGTTCACTCGCGCGTGCTGGTGGCGGACCAGCGTGCTTTCAAGCTCCCCAGTGGCTTCAAGGCCGACTCGTTCCAGGTGCAGCTCACCGGGTCCGTGCGCGTGAAGTCGGTGAAGCTGGCCGAGACGATGGATGACCTGAAAAGGCTGTGAGCACCAAGCCCGCCATTCCGCCGGTACCGGTCGACCCCTCGCGGTCGAAGTTCGACAGTGCCTTGAAGGAGTCTCTGGAGACGATCATGGGCAGGCGCGACACCCGCCTGAAGCTGCTGCCGCCCGACGCCGACCTGCCGGCCGTCATCGCCAAGGTGAACGAGATCCTGCGGCTGCTCCAGTAGCCGGCGCGCGGCCCGCAGGCCCAGCGTGGCAAGCATGGCAGGCTCGCCGCCATGGGCAAATCCATCGTCGTCGGTCAGAAAGAGCGCGTGGGCGCGTGGGTGGCCGAGCGCGTGGACCTGCAGGCACCTTGGGTCAATTTCGAGGCCATGGGCCTTGAGCTCAACGGGGAGTTGATCGCTGGCGTGGTGTTCGACAGCTACGTGAAGGATGCGCGCTGCTGCATGCACGTGGCTGGCCTGCGCGGCACCTGGCTCAACCGCCCGTTCCTGCGGGCAGCGTTCGACTACGCCTTCGGGAAGATGGGTTGCAAGGTGGTGATCGGGCTCGTCAACGCGGACAACGACGCCGCACTGCGGTTCGACCGCCACCTGGGTTTTGAAGAGGTCGCGCGGATCAAGGATGGCGCGGGCGACTGTGATCTGTTGGTGCTGGCCATGCGGCGTGAGCAATGCCGCTGGCTGACCCTGAGGGAACAGCGCGATGAAGCACTTGCTTGATATCCCGGACCTGCCGCTGCTGGCCTTCCGCCGGCGCGGCGATGGTCTGGCGCCGATGACGCTGGAGGGCGGCAAGGGGGACTCTCCACCGCCGCCCGACTACACGCCGGTCGCCCAAGCCTCCGAGGCCGCAGCGCGCATCGGCGCCGAGCTGGGCGAAAAGCAGCTCGCCGAGGGCCAGCGCCAGTACGACAACAACATGAAGGTGGCGCAGCCGGTTGTCGATGCGCAACTGGAGATCATGCGCCAGGGCATCCAGCAGGGCGCGGACTACTTCGAGCACTCGAAGAAGTTTCGCCCGGTCGAGGAGAGCCTGATCGACGAGGCGCTGGCCGGCACCGAGCAGGCCAACGCCGCCGAGCGCGACGCCATCACCGCCCAGCAGAAGGCCGACGCGCAGATGCTGCGCGATCGGGCCACGGCCTACAACGACGACGTGGCGGGCGACATTGCGCTGGCCACCGGTGGCAACCAGGCCATCTACGACAAGTACAAGGCCGACATCGAGGGCGATGTGGGTCGCGCGGTTGCGGACACGCGCGTGGGTCAGACCCAGGCCCTCAACACCGCCATGCGCCAGGCTGCGCGCTACGGCGTGATGGTGCCCTCGGACGTGACGGCGTTGTCGAACCAGAACGCGGCCGCGCTGGCCGCCGCCGCGAACAACACGCGCACGGATGGCACCAACTCCATGCGCAACGTGATCGCCGGCGGCGTGGGCCTCAAGACGGGGGCGTTCTCCACGGGCCAGGCCGCGCTCACCGACGCCGCGAACGCGACGACTGCCGCCTCCATGGCCGGGCGCAACATGCGGATCCAGGACCAGAGCCTGGACACCGCCAAGAAGCTGGACGTGGCCGGCTTGGCGCGCGGCCTGCCCGGTGCGTCCGCTGGCGCCTACTCGGTGGCCACCGGCGCCGGCAACAGCGCGGTGGGCAACCAGATGGCCCCGGGCCAGGCGCTGCAGGGCGCGATGGCACAGGGCGCCAACACGCAGATGCAGGGGCAGAACGCGCTGGTGCAGGGCAAGCTCGGGGTGCTGGGCGCGCAGAACAGCTACGCCAATGCCGTGGCGAACAGTGGCGGCGACGGTGGGCTGGGCCAGGTCGCGGGCGCGGCGCTGGGTGCGTGGGCCTCCACCGGCTTCGCGTGGTCCGACCGCCGCCTCAAGCGCGACATCCACCGCATCGGCACGACGCCGGGCGGCGCTGGCGTCTACCGCTTCCGCTACCGCTGGAGCGACGACGTGATCATCGGCGTGATGGCCGATGAGGTGCCCCACGCCGCCGTCGACATGGGCGGCTTCATGATGGTCGATTACCGCCGGGTGCACTGATGTTCGACCACGTGTTCGAGCGCCACGAGCGCGTCGCCTTCCAGTTCTCCGGCGGCAAGGACTCCACCGCGGCGCTGTTGCTGCTGCGGCCCTGGTGGAGCCAGATGACCGTGTACTGGCTGGATTCGGGGGACGCCTTTCCCGAAACCGAGCGCGTGGTGCGCGACGTGGTGGCGCTGGGCATCGAGCGCTTCGTGCGCGTGCCCGGCAAGGTGCACCAGATGATCCACGTGTACGGGCCGCCATCGGACCTCGTGCCCTTCGGTGCCAGCCAGGCGGCGCACCACTTCAAGGTGGCCCTCTCGGAGCCCATTCAGGACCGCGCCATGTGCTGCGCACGCAGCAAGTTCGTGCCGATGCACCAGCGCATGCTCGACGATGGCGTCACGCTGATCGTGCGCGGCCAGAAGGCGGTGGATCAGTTCAAAGGGCCGCACCGCAGCGGCGAGGTGGTCGACGGCATCGAGCTGCTGTTCCCGATCGAGAACTGGACCGACGGCATGGTGTCGCGCTACCTCGCGGCCGAGTGGCCGCAGGCCCTGGCCATGTACCAGCACCTCGACAAGTCGGGGGACTGCATGCGCTGCTCGGCCTGGCTGGGGGACGCTCGCGTGCGCTACCTGCGCGAGCACCACCCCGAGGCCTTCGTCGATCTCGCTGAGCGGCTGCGGGCCATCGCTGCGGCCGTCGACCAACCGATGCAACGGCTGCGCCAGGCCGTGAGCGAATGCGGGCAGGAGCCCGCGCAAGGAGACTGACATGGCACGACGCGGCCGCTACAGCGGTTTGGTGGACGCCCTCAAGGGTTTCTCGTTCGGCTACGACACCGGGCAGCGCTTCCAGAAAGACCGCGAGATCCGCGAAATCTCCGAGGCCAAGCCCGAGGAGTCCGTCGGCTTCACGCAAGAGCAGGGCGACGAGTTGCGCGCGGCCGCCGAGAGCGGCCAGTACGACATTGCCTACGACGAATCGAAGAAGGGCTACACCGTCACCCCGAAGGCCGACCCGTCGCAGACCGGTGTCATCGCGCAGCAGGGTGTCACCGACTTCCTGGGCAAGCGCACCGCTGGCAGCATGGACGGTGCCGGGCAGAACAAGGCCCGGATGCTGGCCATGGCCGGCGTGCTCAAGAAGCACGGCGACCTGCGCGGCGGCATCGAAGTCGAGAACCAGGTCACGAACCAGGAGCGCGATGACCAGCGCTTCGCGCGCGAGCAGAAGCAGTGGGAACGCGAGGACAAGCAGGCTGCGCTCGACGACGAGCTGCGCGGCATCGAGGCCTCGGTGGGCGAGTGGACGCAGAAGCGCCTGACCAACCCGGACGGCACCGCGCGCGAAATGACGCCCGACGACCACCTCGAGCTGGGCCAGTACCACGCTGGGCAGCTCATGAAGGCCGGCCGCGTGAAGGAAGCCACGGCCATGGCCAAGCAGAACCAGGAAATGGCCCTGGGCAAGATCCAGCGCGAGACGGCCGAGCGCAATGCCGAGCTGGACAAGGTGCAGGCCGCCATCGTCTCGGGCGACCTGGAGGCCGCGGGCCGCTTCTACGACAAGTACGTGCCCGATGGCGCGCGGGTGAGCGGCGTGACGGTCGACCCCAAGACGGGCGTGATCTCGATCGAGCGCACCGACGATGACGGCAACCCGCTGCCCAAGGCCTCGTTCAAGAACCGCGACGAGCTGATGGCCGGCCTGAACATCGTGCGCGACCCGCAGGCCCTGTTCAACTTCTCGCAGAACGAGTTTCGCAACAACCTGCTGCTGCGCCAGGACAATCGCGCCGCGGCCGCCGAAGGCCGCGCTGCGGCGTCCGCGCAGCGTGAGGTGGACGACCGGACCGCCAAGCAGAAGGCGGCCGTGGCGCTGCACCAGCAGCGCAACCCGAAGGCCACGCCCGCGGACCTGGAGGCGGTGCGCACCGGGGTGATCGACGCGGTACCTAAGACCGACACGAACGCGCCGGCGGAGGTGAAGCTCGCGCAGGCTTACGTTACCGCAGGCATGGCGAAGGACATGGCCGAGGGCTTGAAGCTGGCGGCCACGACCAAGGGCGACAGTCCCGAGAAGGTGCGCCAGGAGATCTACACCAAGGCGCTCACGGCGAACTTCGGCGACGCGACGCGCGCGCAGGAAGCGACCGAGCAGGCCATGACCTACCTGTTCCCCGAGAAGAAGGACGACAAGCCCTCGGGCGGCGCAGGCGCGGCGCCGAAGAAGGGCGACGAGCGCGTGGTGCAGGCCGGGCCCAACAAGGGCAAGAAGGCCGTGTTCGACGGCTCCGGCTGGGTGCTCAAGTAGCCGGCGTGGCAAGCATGGCAAGGTCTTGCGGGTTGAAACGCAGGGCCGCGCGATGTCCACCAAGTACCTCACCGACGACGAAGTTTTCGGCACCGGCGGCCAGCCAAACTACCTGGATCCCGCCGAGGTCTTCGGCGAAGAGCCGCCCGAGCCCACGAAGAAGGAACGCACCTTCGGCGAGAAAGCCGCCGACATGGCGCGCACCGTCGGCGCCGCCGGCGTCTCGGCCCTGGGCGCCATCCCCACCGCTGCGGGCCGCGCGATCGAGGAGGGCGGGCAAAAGCTGTTCGGCCTCACGATGGATGAGGCCCGGCGCATGGCCGAGGCCGATGGCACGCCGGACCGGGCCCTTGAGTACTACGAGAAGGCCAACCGCCTGAACCCGGTGGCGGCCGCTGGCCGCGTCATCGAGGCAGGCGGGCGCAAGGTCATGGACGTGGCGCAGGGCCTGCGCGACGCGCGCTCGGACGAGGCCAAGCAGGCGATCCAGGACTCCACGCCGACCGGCGACATCACGAGTCCCAGCACCTGGCAGGGCCCGAAGGATCCGAGCGTCGAGGGCGTGCTGGGCGTCGGCGCCGAAGGCGTGGGCTCCGTGGTGCCTTCGGTGGCCACCGCGATCGCCACGCGCGGGCGCAGCGCGGAGACGCAGATGCGCGCCGGCGGCGCCTCGGTCGCCGCGCAGGTGGGCGGCGCCGCCATGGACGAGGCCGGCGACTACTTGGGTTCGTTCGACGACCAGGCGCTGGCCCAGGCCTCGCCCGTCTTCCGCAACCTCGTCGAGAAGGGCTACAAGCCCGAGCAGGCGCGCACGCTGGTGCTGCGCGACGCCGAAAACCGGGCCGCCGCGTTTGCCGCACCTGCAGGCCTGGCCGGCGGCAAAGCCACCGCCGCGCTGCTGGGCAAGTGGGGCGAGCGCGTCGCCGCCGGCGCCATCACCCCGGTGCGCGCCGCCGTGCTGGCCGCGCTGGGCGCCACTGAGGAGGGCCTGCAGGAGGTCGCCGAGGGCGTGGCCACCCGGGCCGGCATCAACGACGCGGCGGGCACGGATCGCTCGATCACCGAGGGCACGCTCGAGGAATTCACCATGGGCGCCATGGGCGGCGGGCCTGTGGCCGGCGGGCGCGCCGTGCTCGACGGAGCCGCGCGACGCCTGGCCAGCCCCCCAGGGGCGCCGCCCGCCCCTGACAATCCGGATGCGGATGAAGGAGATCCGGATACGGTTTCACGTGAAACCCAGCCCCGCCCGCAGCCGCCCCTGGCGCCCGGCGGTGAGGCGGTGGGTACCGCAGACACGGACGAGGCCGCGCGCGCGCTGCGCACGCCGGTGAGCACCGGCCCGCTGGAGCGCGCCGACGAGATCGACCAGGAGCTGGCGCGCATCCGCTCGCGCGAGGCCGAGCTGGCGCCGGACAACGGCTACGGCCCGGCCTTTGATGGTGAGCGGGCCGAGCTGGCCCAGCAGGCGCAGGCGCTGGCCGCTGAGCGCGAGCAGGTCGCCCAGTTCTGGCCCAAGCTGGAGGCGGGCGCGCCGGCGTCGTTCTCCACCGAGGCGGGTGTGCGCCTGGATGGCCAGTACGCCCTCGTCGAGGCCGACGACCTGGTGACCTCCCACAACGAGAACTTGCGGCCCGACCCGCGCTTTCCGGGCGAGCTGCAGCCGCGCGACCGCACGCGCCAGGCCTCGGAGCTGCAGGTGTCGGGCATCGTGCAGCGCCTGGACCCGGCGCGCCTGGGCGTCTCGGCCGACGCCGCCACCGGTGCGCCCATCATCGGCAAGGACGGCCTCGTGGAGTCGGGCAATGCCCGGACGATCGCCCTCAAGCGCGTCTACCAGGCCAACGGCCAGAAGGCCGAGGACTACAAGGCCTTCCTGCGCGAGAACGCTGGCCAGTTCGGCTTGGCGCCAGAGGCGATCGACGGCATGCGCCGGCCCGTGCTGGTGCGCGTGCGCTCCACCCCGGTGAACCGCGCTGAGTTCGCGCGCCAGGCCAACCAGGCCACGATCCAGCGCATGGCGCCGTCCGAGCAGGCGCTGGCCGACGCGAAGCGCCTGACCTCCCTCGAAGGGCTGGAGCCCGACGACAACGGCGACTTCGACACGAGCTACGACTTCATCCGCCAGTTCATGGCCACGCTGCCGGTGACCGAGCAGAGCGGCATGCTGGAGAGCGACGGCCGGCTGTCCACCGAGGGCTACCGGCGCATGCAAAACGCGGTGCTGGCCCGCGCCTACGGCGACTCGCCCACCTTGCGGCGCATGACCGAGGCCCGCGAGGACAACCTGCGCAACATCAGCAAGGCGCTGCTGCGCGTGGCGCCGCGCGTCGCCGAGGCGCGCGAGCGCATCGACGCCGGCACGCTCAACGACGCCGACCTCACCGGCGACCTGCTGGCGGCCGTGGAGGGCCTGGGCGCGCTGCGCGAGCGCGGCTGGTCGGTTGACGACGAGCTGGGCCAGGCCGATCTGACCGGGCCCAAGTACTCGCCAGAGTCGGCCGCGCTGCTGCGCTTCCTGGCGGACAACCTGCGCGCGCCGCGGCGCATCGCCGAGTTTGTGCAGCGCTACTACGAGGCCCTGGAGCAGGCGGGCGACCCCAGCCAGGGCACCATGTTCGATGACGGCGCGCCGGCGCCCACGCGCGCCGAGCTGCTGCAGCGCGCACAAGGAGAACCAGATGGCAACGATCCTGCCGCCCCCGGACAAGGAGGCGATCGCCAAGGTGCGGGCGCTGCTCGTGAAGGCGGAGAGCAACGAGCGGCTGCGCCGGGCGATCAAGGCGGCGATCAAGGCGCTGGGCCTGCCCGAGCCGATGCCGGTGGAGGACAGCAGGGCGCTCAGGAAGGCGAAGCCGAATGGGTGATGTACCCACCCGAGTCGGGCACGCTGGGCATTCCCCGCGCGCAGATGCCGCAGGTGAAGAAGCGCGACCGCGCGGCCCTGGTGCAGTTCCTGGAAGCGCGCGGCATCAGCTACGAGATCCAGGACGACACCGACCCCAACACGCTCAAGCCCACGCAGGCTGAGTACCAGCCGAGCAAGGCGCACTCGTTCGCGCAGAGCGGTGACAAGGAGCGCTCGGTGCTCGTGTCGCGCGAGGGCCACGTGCTCGATGGTCACCACCAGTGGATGGGCGCGCAGGAGGCTGGCGACACCATCCGCGTGATCCGCTTCGACGCGCCGATCGAGGAGCTGCTGGAGGCGACGTTCGAGTTCCCCAGCGTGCAGCGCAGCGAAGGCGCACCTGGCGTGGCCGAGGTAGCCTTGATCGACGGCCGACCGTATGACCCCGAGCGCGACAACTTCCAGCCGCCACCGCTCGCCGAGGTGCTGCCCGCCGATGTGCTGCAGCGCGCCGACGCCTACGTGGAGCGCTTCTACAAGGCCGCGAAGCCATACCCGATGACGCCCGATGAGCGCGCGGTGGGCGAGCGGCTGCTCGCGCCGCGGCTGGAGTTGGCCCGGGTCGCAAAGGTCGAGTTCGACCAGAAGGTGATCGACCTGGCGGAGCGCGTTGGCGCCCTCGGCCAGATCCTCGGGAACATCAAGTCGACCGCGCGCGCGGTCGAGAAGATGCACCAGGAAGCGAAAGCCCAGGGCCGGCCAATGCGCGCTGAGGACGTGAAAGACCTGCTTCGCGCCACTCTTGTCGTTGATCAGTATCCGGATGCCGACGCGGTCGTCGATGCGGTCGAGCGCGAGTTCGTTGTGTTGCGGACCAAGGATCGGCGCGATGAACAGGCTCGCTCGGCTCAGGATGGCTACGCCGATGTGCTGATGCAAATCGAGTTGCCCAGCGGCATCACTGCAGAAATTCAGATCAACGTGCCGTCGATGCTGGCCGCCAAGGGCGGCCAGGGGCACAAGCTCTACGAGGCCGCGCGCGTGTTGCCCGAGGGCGACCCCAACAAGTCAAACATCGCGGGAGCGATGCGGGATCTCTACGCTGCGGCCTTCGATGCCGCCGCTTTGCGTGCGAAGAACTCTCGCGACTTGGCGGCGGTGGAAACGAAGCCGGACTCAGACATGTTGAAGCCTGAGCGCGGGCCTTCCGGCTCCATGCCTGGCAGTGCGATGAGCGAGTCGCCGTCGTCCGACGCCTTGAACCAGGTGCCGTCGGGGAAGCGCACGAACTCGTCGCCTGAGAAGTCGCCGACGAATCGGCAGTCTGCAGGGAAGGATTCAGGGAACTTCATTGATGAACCTCGCGATGACATTTTAAGCGATCCATCCGGAAACGGATACACCGCTGAGGTGGAGCAACCACAGGGTACCCGTTTGTCGCGCGGCGCGGGCGCCGGCGGCGTGGATGCTGGCGGTGGCATGGACTTCGACCAGCTCAAGGCGCTGGCCGAGCGCATCAAGGCTGGCATGCCCAACATGCCCAACGTGCGCGTGCTGCCCGACCCCAGCAAGGCGCCCAAGGCGCTGCGCGAGTACATCGTCCGTCAAGACGCCTGGGACGATGTCGAAGGCGCGATGCACGACGGCGAGCTGTACCTGTTCGCCTCTGGCCTGAGCGACCCGCTGCGCGCCGAGCACGTGCTGGCCGAACACGAGGCCGCGCACTACGGCCTGCGGGGCATCCTGGGCGACAAGCTGCGGGTGGCCATGAATGTGATCTATGCGGAGAACGGCACCGTGCGCCGCGCGGCCAACAAGCTGCGCGCCACCTCTCGCCTCACCGTGGCCGAGGCCGTCGAGGAGGTCATCGTGGACATGCCCACGCGCGAGTTGGCGCGGCTGCAGGGCTGGCGCCGCCTGGTGGGCCTGGTGCGCGACACGCTGGCTGCGCGCGGCTTCGAGCGCATGGCCGATCGCCTCACCGGCTGGCTGCACGGCACGCTGAGCGATCAGCAGCGCGCCGACCTGATGGTGGCGGAGCTGGTGCGCGGCGCGCGCGAGTTCGTGGCCGGCAAGCGCCCGGGCGAGCGCACGATCGCCGCCGCCACGCGGCTGTCGTCGACGCTGGCCGAAGACATCGAGCGCCAGGAGAAGTGGCTCACCACCGAGGCCCGAGCCCGCGGTTACAAGGATGTCGACGACCTGGTGGACCAGAACTACCCGCTCTTCGAGCGCCTGGCCGAACTCTGGCGCGAGCGCAACCCGGCCGACACGCTGCTGTCGCGCCGCAAGGGCCTCGCTGAGCGCGTTGAGGACATCCTGGGCAAGCCGGCCGCCACGATGAAGCCGCTGGACGCCATGGCGCGCGCCGCCACGCGCTACAGCGGCCTGGAACGCCTGACCAGCGCCGTCTATGACCGCGCGGCCTACCTCCTGGACCGCTACACCCCCGAGCAGGTCAAGGCGGGCGTCGTCGCCGACTACGGCGTGCCGCAGACCGTGATCGACCAGCGCGTGATGCTGCAGGGCCGCCAGCGCGTGCAACTGCGCAAGGCCGGCAAACTCGTGGACAAGCTCGCCACGCTCACGCGCGAGGAGTCGCGTGTCGCCTACGAGTGGATGAACATGGATGGCTCCGATCCCAAGGCCTACCTGTCCAAGATGGACGGCCTGCCCGAGGAGTCGGTCGAGGTGCTGCTGGAGGTGCAGAAGCTGGTCGACGACCTGTCGAAAGAGGCGGTGCGCCTGGGCCAGTTGACGCCCGAGGCCTTCGAGCGCAACCGCTTTGCCTACCTGCGGCGCAGCTACGCCAAGCACGTGGTGGAAATGACCGCTGGCGAGAAGGCGAAGCGCGCGCGCGTGATCTCCATCCTGGGCGAGCAGTACCGCGGGCGCGGGCTCACCGAGGCGGCCGACATGGACAAGCTCAAGGCGGCGGCGCCCGAGTGGTGGGGCCGCAAGCTCAAGGCCGGCAAGGCCGACACCGCGCTCAAGGGCGAGAAGTTCATCCGCCTGGAGCGGCGCGAGACGAAGGGCGCCGGCGTGGGCCTGCTGCCGGGCATCGAGCGCGACACCAGCGCGGGCAAGCTGCGCGAGGTCGCCTACTGGCCGGCCGACGAGAAGCTGCCGCCGCAGCTCAAGGACTGGCAGCAGGCCGGCACCTTCGAGGTGCGCGACGTGAAGGGCCCCAAGGCCATCCTCTGGCGCGACTTCACGAAGGACGAGCGCGAGCGCATGGGCGAGGTGGATGAAGCCCGCTTCGCGATCGCCAAAACCTTGCACGCCATGATCCACGACGTGGAGGTGGGGCGGTACCTGGAGTGGATGTCCACCAACCAGGCGAAGAAGGAGGGCGAAGAGATCCCGGGCGCGGTGGTGGAGGCCTCCGAGCGCATGCGCGACACCTTCAAGCCCGGCGAGTGGGTGCGCGTGCCCGACACGAAGATCGCCGGCACCAGCGTGCTCAAGTACGGCAAGCTGGCTGGGCGCTACCTACCGGGCCCGGTGTGGAACGACATCCGCCAGGTGGTGGGTGGCCAGTTCAAGCCCTTCGGCGAGACGTACAGCAAGATCCTGTCGCTGTGGAAGACCTCGAAGACGGCGCTCTCGCCGGCGGTGCACATGAACAACGTGATGAGCAACTTCATCATGGCGGATTGGCACGGGGTCACCGCGGGGCACGTGGCCAAGTCGCTGCGCATCCTGATGGGCGCCAGCCAGCGCAAGGGCCAGGGCTTGCTGGGCAAGGCCGGCAACCTGGCCGCGCGCGGCGGCATCGCTGACCACGAGGCGGCGCGCGAGATCCTGGCGCGCTACGAGGACTCGGGCGGCGACATCGGCTCCTGGGTGACGAACGAGATTGCCCGCGACCAGCTCGAGCCCCTGCTGCAATCGCTGGAGAAGGAGCTGCAGCAGACGGCGGGCGCCTCGCACCAGGCGCAGACCGGCGTGTTCGCGGCCCTGCAGCACATGCTCATGCTGCGCTTCCCCAGCGCCTGGGAGGCCTTCAAGCCCACGGTGCCGGGCAAGGTGCTGGCCACCGAGGCGAACAATCTGATCGAGCTCTACCAGCACGAGGACGATGTCTTCCGCTTGGCGGCCTGGCTGCGGGCCAAAGAGGAGGGCGCCAGCGACATCGAGGCCGGCCGCGCCGCCCGCAAGTCCTTCCTCGACTACAGCATCAACGCGCCGTGGATCCAGGCCATGCGCCAGTCGGCTTGGCCGTTCATCAGCTTCACCTACCGCGCCGTGCCCATGCTGGCCGAGATCGCCGGCAAGAAGCCGCACAAGCTGCTGAAACTGATGATGGTGCTGGGCGGCCTGAACGCGCTGGGCTCCATGCTCGCCGGCGGCGACGATGATGACGACGAGCGCGCGCGCAAGCTGCTGCCCGAGGAGAAGGCCGGCAAGATTTGGGGCATCGTGCCCAAGCTCATCCGCATGCCGTGGAACGACGAGCATGGCTCGCCGGTGTACCTGGACATCCGCCGCTTCATTCCGGTGGGCGACGTGTTCGACGTGGGCGCCGGCCAGGCCGCCATCCCGGTGCTGCCCGGCCTGATGCCCGGCGGGCCGCTGGTGCTGGCCGGCGAGGTGATGCTCAACAAGTCGGCCTTCACGGGCAAGTCGATCTCGCAGGATACCGACACCGCGGCCCAGCAGGCCGCGAAGGTGGCCGACCACCTTTACAAGGCCTTCGCGCCGAACATCGTGGTGCTGCCCAACACCTACGCCTGGGAGGGCGTCGAGGGCTCGCTCACGGGGCGCACCGATGCCTTCGGCCGGGAAATGTCCACCACCCAGGCCCTGCTCAGTTCGGTGGGCGTGAAGCTGGGCAGCTACCCGGCCGACGTGCTGCGCCGCAACCTGGTGGCCAAGACCAAGGCCCAGGAAGCGGAGATCGACAAGAACATCACGCAGCTCAAGCGCCAACTCCAGACGAACCGCGTGAGCCGCGAGGAGTTCGACGAGGCGGTGCAGGTCGAGCGCGAGAAGAAGGCCAAGCTGCTGCGCGAAATGGCCGAGAAGCTGCGCTGA